AAATCCACCATGGTCCGTCATCGTCATCATTGATAGCGCTTAGACAGGCGGTTCCTTTTTTGTCTTCAAAGACTGTTAGGGGATTTATATCGGTAACAACGCATTTCGTGCCTTTCGGAAACATGCAATCGTGGCTTGCTCTTACAAGGTCGCCTATTCTTAGGTCTTCTGGTTTAATCATTTTCCTGTGTGTTCTTTTGTAAATACTACTCTTTTATCTTCTTTGTCATAAGGGCAATTAAACATCTGATGGCAAAGACCGCAGCTTATAATGTGACGTACGTCACATTTTATTCTTGATTTGTAGCTCATTTCTTTCTTCTTTTATTTGAGTTTTGAAGTGCCTGACCATAATCCTTTGGAGAGGTTGCTGCGTTTGAAATAGCCCTACATACTGATGGCAAATAATAAAGCTGGTTTACAAATCTCATTTCTCACCTCCTTTCGGCAGCAAGTCCTCTATGTAACACCATTCTATCACGCCCCACCATTTGCAGTTTTTATCGTAATCCATAGGGTTGTACACAACGCCAACATGATAATGCTTTGAACTATTCGATTCTGCCAAGAAAATGAAAGCCTTTCCCTTTTCGGGCATTTCGCTTGCCTCGTGCCAAAGAGTTTTCTTAAACCATTCAACACCTGCGGCGAAAGCATTTCTTGCGGCGAAGTTCGCAACTGCATCCAATGCAGGGTTGTGCGTCAACGTTGCTGCCTTTCGTATATCTTTTTCGTCAATCATATTGTTATCTATATTTGTTGATAATGTTGTAAATCGCTTGCACATCTTCGTCGGTAACTTTATGACTAAAACTACCCATGCCCAAAAGTACGCTTGCCTCCGTTAGCATTTTTTCTCGGAGTTTACATCTGTTGAACTCGGCAATATCTTCCTCTGTCGCAATTGAACAATCAATGTAACAGCCACTAATGCACCAACCATCAGATTTGCGAAATCTGACTTTCTCGCTATCTTCGAATTGTTTTGGTGTTACCTTTGTAACGGTTGCAACATGCGGAAAGTCGCCCCAAAAACGTGGGTAATACTTAATTTTATCGCCTACTTTAATATTTGAAAAATCAGCCATTGTAAGTCGTTTTAAAGTTATCGTAAATTTCCAAGTCGTTCCACCATTCTTCTCTGCCGAGTTCAACGTGCCTGTTTTCGGGTGCCTTGTGCTTCGCAACTGCCTTTATCCACTCGTTTGGAACAAACGCATTGAACGATTGCAAGCCGCTGCTTTTCTTCGTCTTGCCGACTACCTTGCCCCCGATGTAAAGATAAAGCGGATGATATTCGCCTTCAAAGCGGTAGCAGAGAGCTTGGAGCTGCTTGTGCTCTATCTCGCTGTAAAATGTTACTTTATAGCGGTTTCCTCTGTGCAAAGCAGCGAGCGCGTGCATAAAGTCCTCGTAACCAAAGTGCGTGTTCTTCTTGCCGTTCAGCTCGTAGAAGTATCGCTCGAAGATGTCGCGTCGCATATAGAACCAGAAGTAGTCCATATCGTCGTCTGACATCTGCGGAATTGACTTATACACAATCTCCTGCCAAACGTGCTGTCGGAGGTGAGAACCACTTGCGAAGCCCTCAACTGCATAAAGGAAGTCGTGTCTATTTAAAGAAAGATTTATCATACTTAGAATTTTTCTCTTATTTTCTGATATTGCTTGGCAAATGTCTTTTCCGTTACCCATGCGCTGTATCGTGTGCGGCAGTAACGCTTGGGCTTGCCTGATACAAGCCCTGTTGCGTCACGAGGAGTATGCACGCTCATGTATATCTTTGGCACGATGTCCGTTGACACATACGATGTGATATATTCATCCGCAAAAGCGATATGCTCTGTCTCGCGGAACTTGACATCTGCAAGCGAGAAGTCTTTTGCCATGTTAACGTTATTTGGGTGATCTATCCGTACCTAAAAGGTGTTCGTTACCTTCGTAAGGGATGCACGATTTGTAAAAATCACCTACGCAATTATACGGGTAGGTTTTATTACCCTTTTCGTAGTTGGAAAAATAATCAGCCTTCCATGTATCGCATTCATCATCTCTTACTAACACCTTGTCGAACGGCTTGAGTGAACGCTTAGGTCCAACAACCTTAACAGGTTCTACTTGCAACGTTTCGGGGTTGTACTTGCCGCCGTAATGCTTCTCTGCTGCTGCGATAAACAATGTTTTTTGTTCATCATTTGCCTTTACGAAACATTCTGTGTCGCACACTTCCTCTTCGCCAAAGGTGTGGTCTTTGTAGTAGTTGATTGTGGTATTAAACTCGGTGTAATCATCGTTTACCCAGCCGTCGAAGATTGCTATCATTCCGTTGTGATGGTTGCGTACTACGTCGCCTCGCTTGAAGAGCTTAGACCAGTCTCGCATTTCACGAGAAGGGAGAAGCAATGCTTCTGCGTCTTCAATGTCGTCGTAAAAAAAACCGTTTTCTGTAAAACCTACCGTCGTGGGAAGGTTCGGGGATTCTGGCAACACCTTAATAGGGAAGATGTTACCAAATACTACTTCTTTAAATTTCACCTCGCCAAGCAGCGGCGAATATAGCTTTGTGCCTTCTGGCATATCGCGGAGTATTTCCGCAATGTTAATCTTGTTCTCCATTTTCTTCCTCCGTTTTCTCTGTGTTATACTTCATTTCGTAAGCCTGTATTAATGCTTGCTGCTTACCGATGATTGTTAAAGCTTCTTTATAGCTCTTCAGTAGGCTATTGCATATCGAACTTCTGCCAAGGAAGTACCATGCTCCCCCAAAACAGATAAGATTAATGATTGTTAATACTATTCCCATTGTCATTCGGTTTATATATCTTTAACACTATCGAACACTGTCTTTATCGGTGTAAGTCTTAAACCGCCCAGACAAGCGTCGCTATTGGGATCGTCTTTGAAAGTGTATGAGATGGTATCTATGAAACGTGTCATCTCGACCTTTATTTCTCTACCTCTGTACTCGCTGTTGAGTTCTGCGACTACGCTTTTAAGCACCTCAAAAAGCATAACTGGAGTAAACTTCTCGCTAAACACAAACTCTGCATTTCTAAAAGCTTTCAAATTGTATGCAAGATCCTGCGTCTTCTTGTTGTGAACGCTACATCTCGGGCATTCGCAGTAAAATCTTTCTTCTGTCATATTATTGTATTATTAAGTTCTTAGAATGTGCGCCTTCACCACCTTGTGAACCAGGTGTGGCTGCGCCTTATTAAACTCCTCTACAAACCAGCGTTCGTATTCGTCTTGAAAGCGTGGTCTGCGGATTTTTCCAATCGGGGGGGGGCAAGATGTCTGCGGCAATCTTCGCCCCATTATCCAGCGTCAGTATTGCTTTCATAACTTACCCGTTTTAAATCCAAGTTCCTTTGCTATTGCAAGGAAGTCGGAGAGCTTGTCGGGTGACACATCGGTTTTTCTGTCGCGCGAATACACAACGCCGCCTATTACCTTGAAGTATGCCTCGCCGTATGTGTCGAGGTAACAAATTTCGTATCCCATGTTACTTTACCTCCATGTTGATTAAGTCATTAAAACCTTCTTCCGTCTTGCAGTCGTAGCAGTAAGTCAGCGTGCCGTCAGCTTCCTTTGTAAGCATCATTATGCTGTTCGTATCGTTTAGCAAGTCAAGCAGCATATCTACTCGGGAGAAACAATTTACGTTATCGTTGTTTTTAAGCCAACGTGCGCCGAGAATAAAGATTGCTGTGTGGAGCGCCTCTTGTTCGCTTGTGTCCTCGGTCTCGCGGATAAAAACATAATTGCGTCCTCGTATGATAGCCCACGCATCGCGCAGCCTACCGACAAATGTCTTGATTGTTTTCTTCATATCTGTTGTTGTTACATGTTAAAGCTTATTTCCTCGGCAGGAACCATTTTGAAAGACTCGACGTTCTCGAAGCCCATATTATCGCCATTTACGGTTATAATATCCATTGTTTTGTCGTAAGCGTTTGGGCATATCTCGGATATTGTTTCCGCTGATATAATAGTCGGCATGGTATCACCTTTCTCGAACACCAAAAGAAAATAAGGTTTGCTGTTTTCGTTTGCCATGTTATTGTCCTTTTTTTGTTACAATTTCCAGTGCACCAAGCAAAGTCTTTTCGCTAATTCCGTTGCCGGATGCAACGCCATCTTCCTTGATAGAATTGAGAGCTTCTTTGAGACATGTGATATCAGAGGCGAGTTGTTTTATGAGGACACTCATTTTCTCGTCTACATTTCTCACGTCGTCACGATTGGCGTTTACCGAGGTTAGTATCTTGACGCAACACTCCTCGATATAGTCCTTTAACGTTGCTTCGTGCTCCTTCTTTATCTCCTCGACAATAGCCGACGAACGAATAGGGAATATGCCAAAATCGCACTTTATTCTGTCATTTGGTGTTTTTTCGTTTCGGATGCGCACATCGCGTAACTCCCTGGAACAGCTACCTATCTTTACAAGATAAACTCCTTCTCCATGTGGGTAATAGTCAAGAAAATAGCGTTCGTTCCCAGTAAAGGTTTCGCTTTCTTCGATTACACCCAAAATCGGTATTCTTACTTCTTTTTCCATGAGTTTGCTTTCTTTTGTTTCGCCAGCATACGCTTGTACGCCCTACGTTCAGCTCGCGTCATGCCGTCCTTTTTGATTTCGTAGGCTTCTTTATCCATTGCTTCCATAGATTAAAGCTCATTATGTTCGTTGTATTTCGCGGAGTTTCCGTGAAGGAACCCTATCGTATAGCCTAACGAACCCACCACAAAGGCGACGTAGGCTACGAATAATATTATTCCTGTTGTTGTCATAAAGTGCATAATTTCAAATCTTAGTTTTTCAATATCAAATATATACCATATTATAGCACGACGTATTTGTTGGCGTATATTTTATATATCCAGTTACGATAACTATATGTATAGTTTGTAAGCATGTCTTCTGTGTATTTTGCAAACATGCTAAATCTTTTGGCGATATTGCGCATTTTCTTTACGATACCATAATTCGCCGCGAATTTTACTATTTGCATTGATTTAGAGATAGACATACCTATTTTTGCCGCCATGTATTTGTATGAAATACCTCTGTCTATAAATCTTCTGCTATAACCAAAACGATTACAAGTTTTCACCGCTTCCGTATATTCTTTCTTAGAATGTGGGTTGCGCTTCTGCTGAATCATTTGTTCGGCAAAGTCTTTTCGACGCTGTATTTCTACAAGCAACATTGCGACTAAAACATTTTCTAAATTCTTGATTTCTTGTGCATAGGCATTCTTTTTTAAGTTTACATCAGGTTTAAATTCAACACTCGGCAGGACAACGTTGCGGTGAGCGGTATGACTGTGCAACGATTTGAAAACGAGGTGCTTTTTATCAACGCCCGTTTCTTCAATCAAGCCCATGCTGCGCAAAGTAGCTAATCTTGCCTTTATAGCGTTTACGCTTATGCCTGTTATATCATGTAATTTGTTAATATTCCAATTCTTAATAATAGAATTGCGAGAGTGCGCTTTTACAAACAAAGAAAACGCTATCGCCTTTCTTAAATCGGAATTGCGATACATTTGATTTATTATATATCTCTTTACTTTCATGTTTGTAAAAACAAAAGCGACAAGGTTGTGTACTTACCTCGCCGCTTCGTATTTAATGCGTTTGTAAAACGCGCCTAAATCCATGTCGACACTTTACGATGTACACGGGTCGTGAAGTGGTGCATTGTAGCAATACTTTTGCTTTTGCACGCCACAAAATTAATAAAACATTCTCAATCTTAATAACTTTCTATTAATTATTTATAATATTTTAAGAGTTTGTATTGAAATTCTATTAGTTTTCACTAACTTTGCAGCGATAATTATTAAATTTATTGCTTATGATGTATTCGCAAACAGAACAGTACCTTTGGGCTGACCGCATTCTAAATGCCGTTTGTGCGGTTGGTGGCATAACCTTTATGCAACTGGTGTCGGAGATTAAAACGGCGAAAACTAACGAGCTTCGCGGCTTGTACTGTCTTATAACAAGAGATTATAACATTCATCCCGAACGCGCTGCACGGCTTATTTCTCGCACAAGGCAGAATGTTATCAACCAGACACGCAAATACTGGCAGTATATGCAAGCCAAAGACAAAACTATCGTGAGTTTATACAACAAAATTAAGGACTACCTAAAACAATACGACAATGAGAAGGGATTATGATGTAACAATACCGGATATGCTGTTCCCAACGGATAACGAGCTGGAAATACCTACACTCGATATTAATATGCAGGCTCGCGAATGTCAAATACCATTCCTCTGCTTTGGCGAGCAGAAGCGCACGTACAACATGAACGGACAAGGAACGCTGCATTTTTATACTGATGACTATCGCTTCACATCGGTATACGAACACCCTGAAAAGATATTTAAGCAGCACCGCCCTGCGAATATCGTAGAGCCAAACTTTTCGCTTTACAACGAAACGCCAATATCTTTCGGTATGCAAGCACTTTACAAGAAGCGCTGGATAGCTCGCGCGATGCAATCCCAAGGCATCGGAGTATTTGTCGACCTTAATGTGGCGCAGAAATGGTACCAGCTGAACATGCTTGGTGTTCCGCGCGGATGGCAGGCTTTTGCAACTCGCGGTTATTCGGATAGACTAAACAATCTCGCGTTTGAATTGTCAATCGCCAAAGACTGGGCGCTCGGCAAGACCCCTTTGTTTGTCATATACGGCGGCGGCAACGAGTGTCGGCGGTTCGCCCAAGAGAACGGGTGCGTATATATCAACCCTGTCGTTACGACAAAAAAGAAGCTTGAAGCCGTAAAAAAGATACAGGAAGGCGTTGCGTTCTTCAACGAGGAGTTTTCTTTGAAGAAGGAGCTGGAAAAGCTCACACCGTTTACGCATCAGATAGAAGATTATTCTAAGATGAATAAACAAATCGGAGAAAACAAAGAAAGTTTATCCGAGAACGAATAGGATTTGTGTTCATATTAACAAAAGCAGTACCTTTGCTTGAAACATAAGCAATAGGTTAAGTTTAGGGAGGCTGGCTCGCGAGAGTCGGTCTTTTATTATATATATTATTGTAGTGCACTTGCAGAAGGTTTAAAATGTCTTAAATACTAAATTTTTCCTATTAATAATTTTGCTGTCTATTAATATATTATTAATTTTGCGGTGTGAAAATTAATAGTCAACAAAATAATAGGAGATACAACAATGTTTGAATTATCACAAAACAAAATCAAATTCGAGCTTACAAAAAGAGAACTCAGAAAGCTCAACACGCTCAAGAACAAGGTATCGAAACTTAACAATGACCTTAGAGAGTATTTTGATACTTGCGGTGAAATGTCGCTGCCTAACATCGAGTGTACCTGCATAGGTTACAGCCCAATGGGTCTTGTAGACACGCAGGACATCAAGGACGAGGATGGCAACGTTATTGGCTTTCAAGCTACCGTAGATGACTTAGATTACAAAGTTGAATACGTAGAAGAAGATGGTGATATATACCTTATAGGCTGGAAAGGACTCGAGGACGACCTTAAATACCAGCGTCGCAGACTCAACAAGGCTTGGAGAATTTTCAAGTCAGAGAACCCTGACGCGGAACTTGAACGCGACGACGACGAGGATTAATTGTTTACACGGGGTGGGGCAGCAGTTCTCCTTCCCATTACATAAAATATTAACTTTGCAAAAAAACAAAAGATTATGGCAAAAGGTGGAGGTTCAACAAGAACAGTAAGCGCAAACAACGCAAGTGCAAGCAGAACAAGCAGCAGCGCGAGTGCAAGCACAAAATATAATGCTGAGTATATCAGTGCAAAAACAAAAGAAATAAATAGTTTTAAGCTGCCAAAGCCAAACGATGCTGAATATATACGCATTAAGGATGTCGAATATCGCATAGGCCATCTGAGAACATACGACAAAAGACATATCGTTGACATTGTTAGAGCATCAGATGGATATTCTTTAGGTCGTGAGGTGTTTACAGATAGTGGTTCTTATGGCATGGCGACTACAAGAACAAAATCACAGGTGCAAAAGGCTATTCGAAAAGAACTGCTAAGGTTGTTAAATAAGTAAACATGTACATCAAAAATAAACATGTTAAAAACAAATGTAATTATACATGATAATTGGGTTTAACACAACTAATATCCTGTATAACACAACAAACAGTTAAAGGGTATGCACGACTAAAACGTAGCGTACCCTTTTTGTTTACACAGAAACCTATAAAACCTTATAAACCTTGATAAATCAGCTTAACTTTGCTTTAAATCACTATAAAATCAGTTTAATATGGCAAAAAAGCAGAATAACACGCTCAATGAACTGGGCGTTAAAGAGCGAATAAACCTAAGCTGCCTGGAGCTTAATGAGGGACAGATTGTAGGCATTCCAAAGAACCCTCGCTACCTTAAAGGCGAAGAACATGACAAGCTAAAGAAATCGCTTAAAGACTCGCCAGAGTTGTTACAATACAAGCCGCTTATGGTGTACGCTATCGAGGGCGGCAAGTTTGTCGTTATTTGCGGCAACATGCGCTTGCGTATTTGTCAGGAACTGCACAACGAAAGTGTAGAAGGTTTTGACGCGCTGCCTTGCTTTGTACTTAACAAGGACGTGCCCATTGCCAAAATAAAAGAGTATGCTATTAAGGACAACGTACAGGCTGGTAACTGGGATTGGGACGAGCTTGCCAACGGAGATTGGGAAGTAGATGACTTGCAGGATTGGGGCGTTGATTGCTCGTTCTTGACCGACACGAAGCCAGTCGAAGAAATGCCAGAGCGCAAAGAAACGGAAGACGACGCATACGATGAGGACGAGCATGAGATTGAAGCGAAATGTAAACTCGGGGATATTTGGCAGCTCGGCAGACATAGACTCATGTGTGGTGACTCTACTGACGCATCGCAAGTTGCTAAACTACTCGGGGGAACAAACATCCAACTCTATTTGACGGACCCACCGTATAATGTGGCTTACGGTTATGATGGTGCAGCAACAGAAGGACATCGCAAGGATGGACTGGTCGTCTTAAATGACAAAATGGACAACGATAAATTCGAGGAGTTTTTAACAAACGCATTTAACGCTGCCAATGCTAATATGGAGAAAGGTGCTTCGTTCTATATATTCCACAGCGACGGCTACTCATATTGGTTTAGAAAAGCCCTTATCAACACGGTAGATCTGGAGCTGCGAGAGAATTTGATATGGGTAAAGAACTCTATGGTGCTCGGAAGACAAGACTACCAATGGCGACATGAACCATGCTTGTATGGTTGGAAAAAGGGAGCGAGCCATAATTGGTTTAGCGACCGCAAGCAGACAACCGTAATGGAATTCGATAGACCGACAAAGAGCGTAGAGCATCCAACGATGAAGCCTATCCCACTTTTCGCATACCTTATTCAGAACTCATCGCAGGAAGGTTGGAATGTATATGACAGCTTCGGCGGTAGCGGTACGACTGTAATGGCGTGCGAACAACTCGACAGAAACGGTTTCTTAATGGAACTTGACCCCCATTATTGTGATGTGATAATCAACCGCTGGGAAACCTACACAGGCAAAAAGGCTGAAAAAATCAAAGTTTAACAACATAAATTAAAATTAGAAATGATAGAAAAAGTGAACCCGCAACACCCCGACAAAGTCGCAGACCGCATTGCAGGTGCTATCGTTGACCTTGCTTACACCAAGCAGGAAAGCCCAAAGATTGCCGTTGAAGTCCTTATCGGACATGGCGTAGCTAACGTTATTATTGAAAGTAGCGTAGCCTTCTCTAAAGAAGAAGTGTACACAATCGTGGAGCGCATCACCAATTGCGACAATTTACGACTGAACCTTGTAGTTAATCCGCAAGACGCGCACCTTGCAAAGAATCAAGATGGTATTATCCGTTGCGGTGATAACGGAATCTTCAAGGGTATGCCCATCACTAACGAAGAGTGGGAGCTGAGCCAGATTGCTCGCGGCATCTACGAACGATATCCGTCGGACGGCAAGTACATCTTGGGCGGCGACGAGCTGGTGATATGCCAAAGCAACGCCAAGACAGAAGAGCTGAAAAAACTCTACCCTACTGCAACTATCAACCCACTCGGTGACTGGACTGGGGGCACTGATGTGGACAGCGGAGCGACGAACCGCAAGCTCGGCTCTGACATGGCTCAGTCGGTAACAGGTGGTGGACTGCACGGAAAAGACCTGTCGAAGGCAGATGTCTCGGTTAATATCTACGCTTTTCTAAAGGCACAAAAAGAACAAAAGCCTGTGGAGTTGTTTTGCGCTATCGGTGACGAAACCGTCGACGGCAAGCCATACTTCGAGATTGTGGAGATAGCAAAAGACTACATCAACAAGGTCGGTGGCTTCGAGAAGTTTGCCGAATGGGGACTGTTCTAAAAAGTTGCTTAATGGATAAACACGTTGTAAAACTTTCATCTGGGACAAGAAACAATAACCCAAGAAAGATTCGAAACGCCAGTCTTGCCGAGAGCTACGAAAAGCAAGGGTATGAAGTGGTTAGGAGGGGTTATCCGAATAATGCTTTTGTGGCAATCTACAAAGGGTCTAATCCGCACAACCAGTTGGAGAGGACGGTGGGGGAAATCTTTGCCGAAAACGGTCTGAGTTTTACGCTCGAAAAAGACGGCGGCGTAAAAATACGACTAAGAGATGGCAGGTCTTTGGAAATGCCGTCGCCCGACGGAATAGCTGATAATTCGTTCACTCACGAAATCATGGCTTTGCAAGGCAAGCCAAGTGCCGACAAAGTCGCTGAGGGCATTAAGCATAGCTTTAAAGTGTGGAAACAGGATAAAAAGCAAAGGATACAAGCAGACATCGCAATCACGTTTACCCCTAAGGGTACAAAATACCATAGAGAGGACATTGATGCAGGCGTGAAAGAATACAAGAGACAGGTGAAAGATGGTCAAACAGAAGCGAAACCATTGATATACTTGCATGTTGACGAGGGTCACAGAGAAATATACTATCGGAATATAAAATAAAAAAGGCGGTATCGCCTGTATATAGGATGCCGCCGTAGGGTTTATTTTTGTCCCGATGGTTCATATACTCCAACTGGCTACTAACCCTCCCACAACAAAAGTTGATGTGCAAATATAATAATAATTTATGTAACAACCAAAAATAATGAATAAAAAGTGAAGCCGCAAAGATTTTATGGCGAATAAATAAAGAAACTATTATGAGCAAACCATTACCCATCAGAACAACCATTGAGCGTGCGCTCAACATTAACATTTCATCGTCGTTGCCTGCAAAGGATAAGGTGGCGGTGATGGAGTGTTTGCTGACGTTGAGCGCAAGTGAAATAAAGCGCATAATCGTGAGTGATAAAGCGACTGCGTTTGTCAGTCTATGCGCTAATATACTCCGTCGTGGCGAACTGATGGAGTATATGCAAATTTTAGAAATGTGCCGTAAAACGGCTTTAAACAGTGATAAACGTGCTTAAATGTACGATAAACACATAATGAAAGGAAGATATAAGGAGAAAGGGAAATAATATGGCACTATCAAAAAATGAAAGTAAGCGCAGAAATCAACTTGCCAATCTTGAAAAGGGCAAGTTCAAAAAAGGCGAAGTTACAAACCCGAAAGGGCGACCGCCAAAGCCTAAAACGATGACGGCGTTCATAGCTGAAATGAAAGAAAAAGGCTACGAGGTACCTACCTCGCAGACTATAGCCGAGTCATTTCTATACATCGCGACCCTTCCTGAGGACGAGCTTAAAGCAGTTCTCGCTGACAAGACACGCCCTATGATGCAGCGCATTGTTGCTAAGGGTATACTTGACAAGAAGGGTATGGACATACTCGAGCGTGTTGTAGATAGAGCTTACGGCAAAATACAGCGCATCGACCTTACAAGCAAGGGCGAGCAAATCAAGCAGGACCCGTTGCAAATACACGTCATTTCAAACACAGAGGAGTACAACAAGGTTCTTGCGGAGATACAAAAGGAAAAAGAGCGCAAGGAAGCACAACCAGATAAAGAATAAAGCAAAAATAGATGCCGCACGTATTTTTAGCAAAGAATTACATGAGGGTAGATGCCGCCAAGAAAGCGGGATTTACGACCGTATCATTACAAGGAAGCTCGCGCTCCGCGAAAACATGGTCGGTTGTGCAGTTTCTTTGTATCTATTGCTTTAACAACGCCGGAACAACAGTTTCCATAATACGTGCTGGTATGCCCTCAATCAAGCGCACTGTATACCGCGATTTTAAGAACGTGATGCTTTCTTTGGGTTGGTGGAATGACAAGTCAATGAACAAGTCGGAGTATGTATATACTTTCCCTAACGGCTCTTGGATAGAATTTTTCTCTACCGACAACGAGCAGAAAGTGCGCGGTTCAAAGCGTAAAATACTATTCGTGAACGAGGCGAACGAGCTTTCATTTATTGAGTGGCAGCAGCTACAGATGCGTACCACAGAGTTCTCCATACTCGACTATAACCCTTCATTTTCCGAAGAGCATTGGATAAATCAAGTCAACGAGGAAAAGAGCACCTATTGGTTTATCTCAACGTACAAGGACAACCCATTTCTTGAGCAGAAGGTAATTGACGAAATAGAAAGCTTAAAGTGGAAGAACCCGAGCCTGTGGCGTATTTACGGACTCGGACAGCGTGCGATTGTTGAGGGTCTTGTATTTGAGAATGTGGTTGTAGATGATTACATACCAGTTGAAGCACATAGACATCATTGGATTGGCATGGACTTTGGTTACACCAACGACCCAACAGCCATTGTTGAAGTGTATCTTTGGGGTAACGACCTATATGTTGATGAACGTTGTTATCGAACGAAAATGATGACTGACGATATAATCAGAGAGCTAAAAGCTATAAAAGGCGACTTAGAAATAATATCAGAGAGCGCAGACCCACGTCTTGTTGATGAAATATACAATGCTGGTCTGAATATCAAACCAGTTACAAAGTTTCAAGGCTCAATAAACGCAGGCATTATGAAGATGCAACAATTCAGGATACATGTTACAAGCCGTTCTGTGAATATTCGCAAGGAGTCTAATAACTACACTTGGCAACAGGACAAAGAAGGAAAGTGGCTCAATGTACCAATTGACATGTGGAATCATGGATTAGATGCTATTCGTTATGTTGTACTCGACAAAGTACTCGGTGCTTATGGCAGTGGCATGAGTGCAAGCGATATACTTGGAATAATTTAATGGCAATTAAATTCGGTAGCTACCCAGCCGTCTTGCATTTACGGCTGGGGTACAAATCTTTCCTTGCTCATTATGTTATAACAACCTAACCTTTAAAACGTAAACGAACTTAAATAAGCCGTGTGCGTTGAGCTGTATGAGCCTCACATTAACGGCGGTTTCGTCAGAGAGGAAGGCTATCGCCTCGCCTGCGACACTCTTTTGTATTTCAAGCGTGCCGTCCGAGGTCAAAATCTCCTTCGCTTTCTTTTCCGTGCCGGCGACTATCAAGCCAGTTTCGCCGAGGATAGACCTCTCGACCGCTGCTTTCAGTTCTTCCATGTCAGAGAACTTAAAGTTGTTCTTTGCTACAACTCGATTAAACTTTATGTTTGCTGTATCCATCATATTGATTGTTTTAAATTTGTGACTAATAATTTTATTTTTCAGAGTCTACCCAGCCGCCATGTTTGGGCAGGGCGTCTATAACAAGACCTTTCAAATCCTTCACGCCGTACTCTTCGCACAGCCAGTCTTCGAGGTCGTCCCAGTGCTGCCAATCTCTTGTCGCGCCCGTCTGCACATTGCGCAGACGGAGCGTAACAAACAGATAGTCGTGTATTACATCTATTATTTCGTACATGATTGATATTCTTCCGAATGATTTTTACAAAACGTATAAGGCTCGGGGGAGACCATTGAAAATAACGGGTGACTCCTTCCAGTCTATTGTTACCCAATTATTGTAGTCTGCAATTTCTTCTTCGTTGGTTGGGTAGCTGTCCTGCCAATCATCGAGAAAATAAGCCGTTCCATCTTCTTCGTAACAGACAAAAGATGTCTTGCAGGATTCGGATGATGCAAAGACGAGATAAGCACCGTCCTTACTAAGTGCTTGTATGTCGTCTATATTGTACTCTACTTTTTCTCCAGAGCAATTATATTCTGCTTGCTCTATAAGCTGTTTTGCCAATTCTTTAGTAATCATATTGTTTTTTTTGTTATATTCTACGATAGTTGCGGAGGTGTCCGCTTGGTGCTCCGTGCTGGAACTGCGATACCTGCTCGCCACGATATTCTATAGGAGTGTCGAGGGTGATGGTCGTTGCGGTCTTGCCGTCGCAGTCGTACTGATTGCAAGTGTAGCCGATAGTCATCGACGGAAGCTGCCATACTCCCCAGTTGATGTCGTTGAGATAGCGCAGAAGTGTGCGTATATTCTCCACCGTCGTCTCAACCGTGCTGCCATTGAATACAGCCTTGTAATCCTCTTCGTGACGCTTGCGGTTGGCGAGGGTAAGTTCTTGAGAACGCTGTTTTGCCTGCTCGTTGCGCATAAGGAGCTGCTTGCGGTCTTCAAGAAACTCCTCATCGGTGACTTCCTTGCACTTGGAGAGGATAGCTTCGATGCCTCCTTGCGAGATGATAAACGAGCCTGCGTTCTCCAAAGGCTTCATTGTCGAAGTTTTGGTAATGAGCAATGTTCCGTCGTGGTTCTGTTCAACAAGAAAACTCTTCTTGCTTGTGAAATACATTTTCTTCATAATTAATCCGTTTTGACCGTGCTACGGGAGGGCTTAGATTGTTTTGTTAAAATTCGTTCTTTGCAAGTCTTAAGGCTTCTTTCATTGTGTTGGCGTAAACCGCAAGCTCCTGCGAGTCTTCGTCTTTAGAAACAGCAGCTTTTACAGCCAAGCCTTCTGTTTTGCCATTGAGTAAATAATAGTAATGATTTGCTTCCTTTTTGTCAGCGTATGTGTCGTGTACATCGCCATGCTTATCAACTATTACGTAAAACTGATAAAACTTGTCCATATTAACTCGCTTGTCCGTGTTGCGATAGGGCTGATAAAAATTGTAATTTTAGTTTCTTAAACATAATCTTTTGGTCAAGGCTATCGGCAAAACAAAGAGAAATAGACTCTTTTAATTGTTCGTCCGTTCGGCAATCTATATAATCAGCATAAATAGCTTCAATATAGCTATTATACTTATTAAAATCATATTTTATAGAACCATCAGATAGGTGAACAATATTTTTTGTTCTTCTATCTATATCGTTAATGCAATACTTTTTCTCGCTTGCCTTGCTCAACTGTTCAAGGTCGTTTGAAATAGTAAATGTTAAGCTTTTCTTTCTTCCGATGATTGGCGAACCATCCTTGCGTGTAACTTTAATTTTCATTGTTGTATCTCCTATTGTTAAGTTATTAATTTTAACATCACAAAATTAATAATTTATTAATGGACAACAAAATTTTTCTGTTATAATTTTCCACTTTTTAGACATTTTAAGGCTTCGCGAATTGTTTACACAGCATTTGAGCTTTCGAGCTGCCGTTTATATGCGTTTTGTAACTTTGCTAACAAAGTTAGCAAGATATGAGAAAAATTACAGAAATACTTTCAAATAGCGACGCGAACACCGTGCACACGTTGCTAACAGCACGAAAGCTGCCATTCCATCGTAGCTTTGATGAACTTATGCGCCAGTGGGATCCATACAAGCACGATGTGTTTGACGAGAGCAAGCGTAAGAAGAAGAAAATCAAGGTGCCAACAGGACAAAAAGACCCGATGGACGGAAGTCCTATTTACAAAGATGAATTTGTAGATAGGGTAAGAATCGCCCTGCCTACACAGAAAGTGGTTGTAAACCGCCTCGTTGGTTTCATGCTTACGAATCCTGTGACATACAAGGCGAACTCGCACGGCGTTGTGCTTAAAATACTTGACAACAAGCAGCAACAGCTATATGACGCTATCATGCACTGCTACCATGACAACAAAATGAAATATTTTGACAAAAAGCTTGTGCGTACGGTATCTTCACAGTGCGAGGCGGCAGAGCTGTGGTATATGACGACAGATGAAGACGGAAGGCTGGGCGGCGAGATACGGGTACAGTTGCTTTCGCCCAAAAACGGCGACAAGCTTTACCCTCACTTTAATGACCAGCATCGCATGGATGGCTTCGGTCGCGAATACTTAGTGTTTGACGAGCTGGGCACTTCGGAGATGCATTTCGATGTATACACGGATAGATATGTTTACAAATACATCAATAATGGTTCAGGTTGGGTTATATATGAGGTTAGAGCGCACGGCTTTACTAAGATACCGGTAGTATATTACTACCAATATAAAGCGGAATGGGCTGACGTACAATGGGCTGCGGATAGAGTCGAGGTGTGTATTTCTAACTGGGGCGACACTAACGACTATTTCGGCACGCCGAAATACTTTATACAGGGCAGACTTGAAGGTTTTGCGGAGAAAGGTGAGCAGGGTGCAGTCTTCCAAGGTGGAAAAGACACAAGCATGAATGTTTTATCGTGGGATCACTCGCCCGAGTCTGTAAAGGGAGAGATAGCATATTTGTTTAATATTATATTCTCATTTACCCAAACGCCCGACATTTCATTTGAAAACATGAAGACGCTGGGCAACAATACGAGCGGTGCTGCCATTCGTCTTATGTTTACTGACCCGTTCATAAAAGTCGGCAACAAGACGGAGCTTTACGGCGAGATGTTCACACGTCGAAGCAATATCGTCGCGAACGGCATTTGCAACGCTGGCATATACGTTAAAGGCATTGATGCAAGCGTAGCGGAAAACATAGACTTTGAACCAGTATTCGAACCTTATGTTCCTAAAAACGATGTCGAGCTCTTACAACTTATTACACAGAGCAACGGCGGCAAACCGTCAACCTCGCAGCGTCGTAGCATTGAACTTAATCCCCTTAACGACGATGCAGATAGTGTAGAAAAGGAAATGAAAGAGGAACAAGAAAGCGAAATAACACAACAGGCTGCGCTTATGGGCATTGGCAGCTCGGCGAGCGCATCGCAATCTGTAATAAACAGAGAGGAGGAGTAAATATGGCAAAAGGAGGTGGAGGAACAAGAAAGAGTCGCCCAAAAGAAACTCTCTCTACTGAAAAGATTAATGCTGTCAGTGACTATATGTATACAATTGACGATAATGGAGCTTATTCAGATTCAGACAAAGCGAAAGCTATATATAAAGGTCGTGAGGAATTAAAGAAATTATATCCAGACCAATCCTTTATTACTGTAACACATTTAAGTGTTGACGAACAGGGTTATCTGCATGTGGAGATAGGTCTCAATAAAAAAAAGATAGCTGGTATGCCAAGAAGCTTCGGACAAATTAGATATGACACACATGACAACATGTTTCATGTCTCACATGAAGGATATGAATGGAGGACCGCCACTCTCAACAATCTGAGAGAACAATACAAATATATTCAGGGCAAACAAAACTTTGGTAGATGGGATAAGAGAATGGAAGAAATGATTGACAGACACAACAACAAACCCACAAAAGAACATAATGCTTTTATGAATATTGTACAACGATATAGATTAAGTAAGTGATGTCAAAGAAACTAACATCAAAACAAAAAAAAGAGCAGTTAAATCAACTGTTCGCAGCGTACAACCGCCGTCTTGGCATGTTGTATAGCGGCTATGTCAAGAAGCTACTTGCTCTTGGCTACAGCGAAGATGTGCTCGAAAATGACGCTCTTTTTAACTTTGACAACTTTCCTGTGCTCAAAGCTCGACTTAACGAGATATTTAACGACTACTTCCAGAACAGTATGTTATGCTACAAAAGCGGCATAACAAGCGGCGTTTCTTTGGCGTATTCGCACGATAATGACGCATTGGGACAATTCTCCGTGCTGACAGACAAAGCCTTAGAAACCGCAAGAAAAACGGCTGCTGCGACGTTTATAGCCAATAGGCTTAATGCGAAAAACGGATTGAACCTCGCGCAGTCCGTTTGGAACTACTGCCAGCAGACAAAAGCGGAGTTTGAAATGGCGATGTCTAACGTTATAGCCGACGGACTCGAAAAGGGTACGTCCGCAGAAGAGGTGGGCAGAAGAATACGACAGTATTTGAACAACCCCGATATGATGTACCGACGCTATCACACCGTGAAGGTGTTAAAGAACGGACAGAAGAAAGACGTTGTTACTTGGCGCAGGAAGCGCATTATCGACGGGCGTGTACGCTTCGTAGAAGAACCGCTTGAACATGTAGGACAAGGCGTGTATCGCTCCGCTCGCAAGAACGCTCTGCGTGTAGCACGCACAGAAATAAATGCAGCCTATCACAAGGCGCGAAATGGACGCTGGGCAAATGAACCATTTGTTATCGGTCAGCACATACATATTTCTCCGCAGCACGATCCTGATGAAGATGCGGACATCTGCGACGAACTCGAAGGTTACTACCCTAAAGATTTCGACTGGGACGGTTGGCATCCCCAATGCATGTGCACCAGTGACCCTGTAATGATAAGCGGCGAGGAGCGCAAGCAGTTCTACAAGCGTATGCTTAACGGTGAAAATATGTCCGGCTACGTTTCGCCGAACAGCATTAAAGACGTGCCCGACCAGTACAAACGATACATCGAAGCCAACGGCGACAAGATTGTAGACGCATTTAAACGTGGTAAGCTGGCATGGCATTTGGCGAACAATAAAAGTTATTGGCTAAAGTATTTGGACGCAGCACAGCGCAAGCAAATGGGCGTAAAAACAATTTCGCGACGCGAAGCAATACAAGAGATTGCAAAAGCAAGGCACGCGAAGCGAGATGTGGAAGCTATTAAAAGAAAGGTAGAGCAGCGACAAAAACGACTTGCAACAGAAAGAGCTTATGCACATTATGGCAAGAGCATCATGCGCTATATGGACGGCATAAAAGATGTAGATACATCGGCATTAAAAGTAGCTCTTGACGCAAAAGATTATGCAAATATTTACAAAGAAGCGGAAGCACTTAAGGAGCAGGGCAAAAAGATTTTGTCTCTGTCGCGGCTCGACAACCCTATTCTTGTTGCACGCAACTACTCAATGTCAGAAGCTATTGCCGTCAATAGTGCTGTCGAAGCAAGATTGGCAAGAGAGAGTGCCGAGTTGCTCCCAAGAAAACGATTTCTCGAATCCGAGATTAGATGGGTCGAAGAACATAAAAAATACAACACGTGGAAAGTTGCCCAAGATGCGTATAAGAAAGAACTGCGCATTGTAGAGAAAAAGATTGAAATTAAAGATGTTGCCGACAGTGTTAGTAGCGCACTCGCATACGCTTCTTTATCAAAAAGCAGAAAGATAAAAGAGTTAGCATCCGAGATGAATCGCATATTGACTCAAAAAAATGTCGACTTAGCTTTAGCAAGAAGCAAAGCACAGGAGATTAATAGAAAATATCAGCAGCTCCTAAAAAACAAAACAAAATCACCTAAGGTTTTGAAGGAAACAGCAGTTAATCACGAAACAATAAAAGATTTAAAGAAGCGCCTGGGTACAAAATTCCCAAAAACTCTTGAACATCTTGAAGATGCAATAAGTGAATACGAAAAAAACAGCCGTTTTTATGGCGCTGCGGCAAAAACTCATAAAAATGAGATAGAGATATTAATGCAGCAGGTGTTTAATGAACACGATTTGGGAATGAACATAAAAGATTCTATACTCGAAAAGGTCTTAAACTCAAAATTCATGAACACCTTTGAAACTGGTTCATCTGGAGGTTACTTAGGTTCTACGTCTACAACAGGCAAAATCAGCCCTACACATTCACGTTTAGAGGCTGCTCACAAACTGTTCGGTCTTCCACAACGAGACCTTTTAACACAACAATTAGCGAGAACCGAATATGAAAAATACGGAAACTTGCTCGACCATAACATACTGCGCTCAATGCAGAATAACACAGCAAGAAGCTACGGTAATGTCGAAGTTCGTTTTAAAAAAGACAAGGTTGTAGCAACGTGGACAGCAGGAGATTCTTTAGGTGTTAGATATCAACCGTCTTTGGTTAGCGACCCAAAAGCGTGTTCTTATGACGATTTTTATAATACACCTACGTCAAGTAACATACAAACAGCAAACCTTGTAGAATTTAAAAAGAAGCACATATCAACATATCTCGAGCTACAATATCACGGACAGCTTACTGTTGATTGCATAGAATCCATAACCTATCCATACGATATTTTAGATGGCTCTCACGATAATTTTTTAAAGGTTGCCAAGGAATTTAAAAAGAAAGGCGCATCCATCTATTATATAAAAGGAAACGCCTTGTATAAATTATAAATACACTTCCCTTATAAAGGCTTCAACATTTGGAACCTTTATAAGGTAAGTGTTCATAACATCTGCTAACTCATAAGGATTCCATTTGCCAACATAGGAAGCGACATAAGAAGCGATGTCTTTTTGCGCCGCATTAGCACGAATGTTGCTTGCAAAATTCTCACATGCAGCTTTTTCGGCTATCCACAGCTGACCTTCATTTGTACCTTCGAAGGATTCTGGCATTATCGCCTCGCCCTTATAGAAATGGCAATATTTTAAAATATCTTCTGCTGTCATGTTGATATTCTTTTTAGTTAATAATATGCAAATGTACGCCAAATATTTTGCACGCACAAATATTTGAGCTACCTTTGCACTACATTGTTGTATCTCTAACGAGATATTACGTTAAACTCCTTGCCCACTGCCAAATGTATCTCCGTCGGCAGTGGGCTTTTGCGTTTAAAAGAACACAGTACTAATCGTAAAGCGCATCGTACAAGTCATTATCGCCAACAAGCCCTTCCACGCCTGTTGTAATGTCAACCTTGTACGCTTTGACATTCAGCTTATAGACGCGACCCTCGAGACTACCCTCGAATGAAACAGAGCCTTCGAAATACTTTGGAGATTTCACGTTTATTTCTGCCTTGTAAAAGCCCTTCTTATCTTCCTGTGTATAAAAACTTGCGTCGTCATCGTGAGAATCATTGAAATACTTTTGCATATAAGCCTTTACATCCTCCTTGTTTGCAAAGATACGAAGAATACCGTGCCGGATATTTATTACATCCTTTTCGTTGTTCTCCATCTGGTCGTAAGACTCGCCAACGACAACGTAGACGGACGATAATGTAGGTATTTCTTGCGTGCAAGCTGGCGACGATGTCGGTGCTTCTTGTGGTTTTCTAACTGTAGCCATACCGTTATTTTCTAAAGTTTATATAAGCACTTGGGTAACGCATCGAGCGATGCTCGGTAACGGCGTACCCTTGTCGGCGAAACGCTCGTACAACGTTTTCCACCGCTTCAAAAGACGATATGTGCCATTTTTCATCAGGCAAACTACCAACCCAATTTCCTGCGCAACAACCTTCGGTTCGCTGTAAAATTTGTACTTCGTTTCTTGTTTCAAGCTTCTCGAGCACCCATGATGCAAGTTCGTTTTCCTGTTGCTCACGGGTATTTGACTTTGGAATTTCTATCATATTATTCTTTGTTTTTGAATTTATAGTTAGGACAATTGTAAGCTTTCATCATAGCCAGTAAGATAGGAAACATAAGTCCATGCTTACATCCTCTACCGTATTTGTCGGCCGCTTCACACGTTTCACAGTTGTAGCATGTGTTAATATTTAACGCTGCCATTTACTCTTCCTTTCCGTATTCTTCTACACTGAAATACTTCTCGTGGTCAGTGTTTTCTTTTACCATATTAAGCATACCTCCACTGATGCCGTTGTCAATTACAAGGTCGCAGTGTGCAAACTGGTTGCCCAAAAAATTGTGCGCCACAATAGCTTCGCGCTGCGTCAGCTCATCTTTGTGCCAAGCCGCGCTTATTATCACCGCTGCTTCTCTCGGTATTTGTAATGTGACCACGTTTTTCACTATATTGCCGTTGCAAATAGTTCCAATTTCTACGATTATTGATGCTGTTTTCATTTTGTATATGTTTTGAGTGAATATTTAAATGCGCTTAACGTTTTCGCCCAACGGATTATTATAAAGTCATCATCTTGTACTTAACGTTTGTTCCAACGTGTTTCGTTATTTTAGATAGCTAACACGCTATCCTCACACGACCAAATTAACGACATTGTGAGTACATGTCGGGTTTTTGACCCTCAAGCGGTTCACCTTCCTCTTAGAGCTGTATCGCCCTCGAATGTTTTTACGGTTTTTCTTTGCTACGGCAATGGTCTTACCTACGTCTTTTGGCGTGTAGTGCTCACGGCTTGTAATTTTGCGTCTTTACCAAGCTTTGACGGAAGTGTTAGCCCTTCCTGCTGCGTTTAGTGTTCGCTTCACCCTTTCCCCTTTCAGTCCTTTCTTTGTTTGCGAGGCAGGAAACGGCTCAAAGGTAATTGATAACCGAAAATCTATAAGACTGCCTAAGACTAATGATGCCTTTGTTCCGTGCGTAGACTCGAACTACTTGTGCGCCACATCGCAGCACGGATGATATTAAACCGTTATCTAAGCTTGCCGACCAGGTAGTTGATTTCTGTATCGGAAAGCTCTATTTTTTGTGAGTGCTTGAACTTAATCAGCTCGTCAATACCGATGCGAGATTCTATTATCTGATGAACACGGTCGTGCACACCATCACCTTCATGGAAGGCGAGAATAATGTCATAGGCAAAATCCAGCGCTTCCTGCTTCGCTTGCTTCTTTCGTTCTTGAAGCTCCTTTTGTAAAACTTCGGCTTTTGCATTGAATTTACAGCCACTCTCGATTGCAAAATCAACGCTAATGTTCTCGCACATCCTGTCAATGTCGTCGCCAAACATTTGTGCAAAATACGTATCACCTTTGAGCGATTGTAAAATCTGAATCTCTTTTTCTTTTGTCATAGTTGTATCTCTTATTTGTTTTTAAGTTACTTTTTTAAATTACTAACTACTTTCAGGTAGTCCTTAACCTCGTCGTCAGAGATGTAGCGTCCTTGGTTGCTATGCTTACCTTGAAGAAACTTCCTTGTTTTCTCAATCTCATCTTTTTTAAATCTCATAATCTTCATAATCAATTCGTATATCTATTAATCGTTATTAATTTTAACACCACAAAATTAATAAATTATTAATAGATAGCAAAATTATTAATAAGAAAATTTAGTATTTAAGACATTTTAAATACGCTCTTAAAAAATAGATAAATTTATAACTATTTATTTGCCACTGCGCACAAAAAAGAGTATATTTGCAAACATATTAACCCTTTGCTTATGGAACAAATCTACGACATGAGCGCAGAAAATGTGCGCCAATTTGCCTATGAGTACCTGCGATGCGGTGTGACGAGCCGAGCTATACAATGTCTTGAACGTTTAAAATGGCTGGGCAAGCTGCGGCAGCAGGAATACTTGCTTCTAAGTACAATATATTCAAACCAATGCAAGTTCGAAGCTGCGATGGAGACTATTAAGAGGTACAATATTATTTACATGTAAAAAATCAATTTATGGGAAAAGGAAGTTTTGGTTGCTTAGCAGCCATTGGTGTAGCCATTATTGTTGTTTTGATTATGGCTGTTATCGGTCAAGAGATGAACAACAGAGAGGCAGAAGAAATCGCCAGCAAGCCGCTGTATGAGAGCACGGAGTACGTAGAAGTTTTGGCTGGGAACATGATAAAAGAAAGGCTTAAAGACCCGGATAGTTATCAATTTATCGAGATGAACGAAGCGCTGTCATCTTCGGAAGGAGAAAAGATGTTTGTCGTTACGTATAGAGCAAAAAACGGTTTCGGTGGGTACGATATAGGGCGAGCGACGTTTACTTGCGATAAAGACAACCTGTATATTGTATCAATAGAGTAACAAAATATAAGGCAGGAATAGCGAGGCGCATCACCTCGCTATTTTTGCATCATCTCCAGCAGCTCCTTTGCAATAGCTTTTATGCCGTCATTTAGAAAGTGTCGTGTAAGATACAGCACATTATAACCCTTATCTTCAACGTGCTTTGCATAAGACATGCCGGCTACGACAATAATAGTGTAACCCTTAGGCGCTACCACGCCGTCTTTAGAAGCGTATTCTTCCAAGATATTATCCACTTGCGACTGACCCCCTTTTACCTTGTCGGGTTCAGGGATGCTGCCTACAACCTTATTAACGAGTTTGCCGTCGCAGAATACTGCAAATGAAATCGAGTTCTTTAGATTCGCTGTGTGGTCTTTGTAGCCTTTATTGTCTTTCGAGAAAGTGACAGCCTTCTCGCCAAGCTCTGCCAACATCATACTTAAAACGTTGTCCACAGCTTGCTTTTTCTCCATAAGCCTCTTTTTCAAAGCTTCAACTCCTTTTATCTGTATGTTAACCTTTGCCATACACACAAAGTTAGCGTGTGAGTTCGTAATCTTAAAGAAAAACAGCACCTGTGCATAAACAAAAAGAAGGACACAACCGAAGCCGTGCCCTCCTCCAAAATATACTAAAACAAAAACTCTCAGATTTTATTTTTTTGCCGAAGCATTGAGTTTAATCGTAAAGTCTGCGATATACGCCCAACGTTCGAGACCTTTGCCATCATACATAGAATAGTCCATTAGCCACCACCTGCATACGCCTGTCTGCGTAGTTCGTCGCACAGCGAGCCGAAAACCGCTGGGCGTTTGCAAAAGACACCACTCTCCTTCTTTAGGTAGTTCTTTCTCTGGGTTATGCCAAATGCTGCGCAGATACTGCTCAATGCCTGCGGTGAAAGATGTGCGCAAGTCTTCGCGCGTAAAAACTTGCTTGCCATCGCTTCCACAGAAAAGGTTGAGTGGATATCCTTGCGCCCACGCTTTACATTTATCTGTCAAACCCTTCCGCGTGAGGGTATCAACTTGCGCCGCTTCCATCTTTTTCATTTTTCGCATTAACGTATTCTTTAAGAACGCAGGCTCCATCACCAAGCAGCATGTATCTCTCCTTCTGCGCGTCAGACATCGCTTCATAGGCGGCGCGGCTTGCTTTCTTGATATTCTCGGGGTTGTACAACGTTGTTGTAAATTTGTCAAAGGTCTGCTTTATCTTTTTGTTTTCAACAATATTTTTTTGATACACAAACCGGTCTTCATGCATTACGAGCTTCAGCATTTCTTCAACCTGTTTTATCGCCAGCTCCGGATAAATAGCCATAAAGCATTTCTTTATATCCAGGTGACGCAGGTATTGTATACGGTTAAAAATGTGGTCAAACGTGCTTACAGACATGCACACAAGATTTTGTAACACTACAACCGTAGCGCACAACCCTGCGCGAGGAACGTCAAGGTTTTGCAATTTCTCCGCTATTTGGTCGCGCAGCTTCTCGAGTATCGGTATCGTAATATCGTAGAGCTGGTTAGCGTACTCGTTGCAATAACCAGGCTCTGAATTTTCTTCCACAATCTTAATCGTTTTGCGAAGCGACTTTTGTGTTTCTTTAAAAATCTTTTTAAGCTCAAAGCGAAACAAACCCTTCTTTTGCAAATAGCTTTCCATGTATATAAGCCAGTTGTCCGCTATCAGATATTCTGTATATGAGAACTGGAAAACGGACACTTTTCCCAAGTTAAGCGTTTCTTGAACATACTCTGCGTCTACGCTCTGGTCGGCGAATACACGATGATGATTGCCGAAAGCTTCTATGTTAAAACATTTGATTGGACTTTCCATGTTGCTTTGTTGTATTTATAAGATATTGACGATACTCACTGACTGCTTTTGTGAAATAAGGCGACAGATCCAGTCGGTTCACATATTCTTCTATGGAATTTATGTTCGCACTATTGTCGCCACGCTCCCAACCGTTAGCTGTAAGCACCCAGCAGGCGGTTGTGAACGTATCAGATTGCACATTGTTGACCGTGTTGTAGTTTACACGCTTTTCGATTACGATGTTCATCTTTCTGTCATTTGACATAAATTCAAAACCGTTAAGCGTTTTAACAGCGAAGCTTGTATCTCCATTGCTTCTGATAAAAAAATCTTTATTACACATTGCGTATCTACGTTACTGTCATTTTATTTCTATTACTTTTAGCCACCGCTCAATAGCGAGCCTTGCCTGCTCAAAAGAGCGACAGACAATATACTCAAAACCAAGTTTGCTAACTTTGTTCTGAAACTCCTTTTGCTTGTCCGACTGCTGCCCTTTAGTTGTTTTCATTTCCAGAAATAGCACGTTGCGCCGCGCTATTACAACAAGGTCTGCGAAGCCTGCGAGTACGCCCTCGCGCTGCATGATAGCTGCTTCTCTTGCGTTGCGAAAGCCTCCGTTAGGCACGGCGGCGATAATATATTTAGGATATTGTAAGCGAAACCACTGAACAACTGCCTGTTGAATTTTAGATTCTTCATGTCGTGGCTTGTGTTTCGTAGGCAGTTGCCGTTTTAAGAAATCATCAAATTTCATCTTTAGTGCGCTGATTCTTTGCTTGAAGTTATACAATGGAACCATTGTCTCCATTCTTCTTCTGTTTTCATCCAACGAAGACAAGGACGTTCTTTAGGCATAGTTAAAGCACTTATCAAACCAAGCATTTCGTCATACGACAGTTTGTCGCTATATCTATCGCCTTGACGAACAGTAAAGCAGTTATTAATGTCTTTATCTGTTTCTATAATGATTTTTTCCATATATTACTTCCATTCTGTATTGTTATTGTTTTCTATCTTACGATAATAAATCTTACAACGTTTATTCTCGTAAATACCATCATTTTTAGCAAGGGCGTTCCACAAAGCATTGAGCGTCACGCCGATTTTTTTTCCCTGTGCAACAACAAGTTCGGGACAAGTGTTGTACACATAGTTCGTTTTTTTGTTTTTAAACTCGAGCACAACAACGCGCTTGCGAGGATACACTATTTTCCCTTTCATTCCTTAACCTCCTTTTCTATCTGCTGCTGGGACTCACTGATAAGCAAATCAACTATTTTATTGAGCACTTCGCGGTTACAAACGACGTGCGTACCATTTGTCGCACTAAGCTCCATGCGATACACAACCTCTTCGTTTCGCAACTTTCGATATTGCTCGTTTAATTCTTTTAGTTGCTTTATAGACATTTTCTTGTTTTTTATGCAGGTACTACCCAATCAGCAGCACCTGCTATTACTACTACTTTAATATTACAAGGTCAGCAACATGAGTGCCGGCTGGAAGCACAAGGCTATCCATGCGTGTGCCGTACTGCGTCTGCCTTACGATGCTAACATCCTCGTTGATGTTAATAACAACATATATATCTGTGTGAGCTCCAACGGACATTGAAACGACGCTGGCTGTTTCAAGACGCTTTCCATCTTCAACAAGCAAACCATTAACCGCATTGTCCTGTGTTGAAACAACCATCGCAACCATGTTATCCTTAACGTACTCCGCTGTCGGCACCAGTACCTTGCCTTTGTGTAGCACTACATCTTCGTTTGATATAAGCGGAATAACTACACCCCTCAAACGGCTGCCTACGTTCACGTTCTCTGTATCGTGCGGCGTGTCAAGTATTGACATCTCCGCGGACTGTTCTATTTTCTTTGGTCTTCCCATATTTATAAGTTTATTTGTTTTTAAAATGGCAAATCATCGACGCTACCAACGCCCACCATCGGCGCATTGCACGCATCGGCTGCGTTGTTCGATACACTCTCAAAAGCCTTCATCCCACCAAGAATAGGCATTGCATCAAGTTCCTCTTTACTCATTTTTTCGCGCACCTCCTTTGGCAACGACTGCTTTACAAGGTGTGTCTGCTCGTACTTTGACTCGCGCAGCGCAAACGCGCTCAAATCCAAATAAACAGCCTTTGGTGTTCCATCTGCGTTTGCACTTACGAATAAATTGTTATCTTCGATAGGAATAACAAGACATTTCTTTGTCGCAGTGCTTCCTTTGAGGCTTGCAACGCCTGCGTTTTTATACTTCAAAGCGTTAAGTTTAATACCAAAATTTTCTTTTTCCATGTTGTGTGTATTTTATTTTTTCAGTTCTCTTATAAGCGCGTCAGCGTATCTTACAGCTTCCTTGGCGCAAGAATCGAGGTCTTGATACTCAAACATCGCATCATTCTTCTCCCGTGCGTCAAACCCTTCATCCGTATAAAGAGCGCAAAGCATATCTTTTGCAATCTCATACCTGCGCTGTTCCCAGTCTACATTTGCATGGATATCCACCGCAAGTTGATATCCACCATTCGCGGCTTTCGATTCACATTCCTTGCACTTTAATTTGTAAGGTTCTGAAAAAGCGGTGACAGGCAAGGTTCTGCCACACATTTCACAAACTTTCTTTCTCATATCTTCGTTTTTTAAAGTTAGCCTTCGGAATAGGGAATCGAACCCTTATCTGCGCCGTGCTTAAGGTTGCATACACGACTACTCATAATCTAACAACTAATAACTTATTATGGCGAAAGCTCGCAACCTACCGACCCAATGCCGGACAAATTATTCCGAAGATAAAAGCCCCACCGCCGTAGGGCTGTCCTAAAAATGAATCCTATTAAATCTTAAACCGTGCGTCTCACGACGCTGTGAAACAAACTGCTCTATATTTATAATACACGAGTGTTTAAGAAGTCAACCATTGCCAAGTTCTGCGAAAGAATCATCGGCTGGTCAAGCGTTGCGGACTTGTACATGTCCGTCGCTGCGTTGTAGAAATCCCAAGCCGTGACCTTTCCTTTGTGGTTGTACGCAAGCATCATCTTCTCCGTGATGCGACCGATTTGTGCTTGATTCAGCGGTATTGTAGCGCCGTTGCGTATTTCCTTGTGTTTTGTCTCGGAAGCGACACGCAGAGCTGTTAGCATTCCGATGATTGTAAACATCTCCTGCGCACTTATCTCGCGACGCTTCATCTTCTCGATTTTTTCGTCGTCCTCGGCGGTGATATTGCGCAGGTTGTCAAGCCAAATGCTAACCTTTTCAAGCAGCTCGCTCAAGCCAACGCCCATCGTGCTGCCGTCTTTATATGTAGCAGCGTACTGCTCCCGATTCAACATTGTTTGGTTGTGACAGATAACAACGTTTCTTCCAATGCCGACCTGTAAACCTTTTTGGTGGAACGAGATAGCGAGGTTTGTTGTTATAGCTTCGTCACCTTGTCCTTTGTCAAGGTCATAAAGACGGATGTTGCAATACACGCGGCGCAGGATGTGCGCTTCAATGGCACGTTCACCGAATTTTTCCTCCTTTTGTGGAAGTCGGCTTACACCTGGTGCTCTACGGTCTTTGTTGTTAGCTGCGAACAAATCCCATATCTCAGCACGATAACCGCGCTCGGCACACATCTCTTGTATCTGCTGTATGAGCTGGAAATGATAGATACCCATGAGCGGATTGCCGTTGTAGTCGTTTTCCTTTTCTGTGCGTGCAAGCTGTTCAAGTGTCAGTGTCTGAACCTTGCTTATGTCGAAATCGAGGAACTGGCGGTCATTTCCGCTTGCAATTTCGAGTTCTGTTGCTGGTTCAGCGACCATGTTGTTAGATGCTGCTACATTCATTGTTGAATACATTGTTGTTTCCATTTTACTTTGTTGTTACGTTAAACTTGTTTCTATAATTAGAGGGTCTCCACGTTTTCCACGTGCAAAAACTCCTCATCCACCTGCGTGTACATCGGGAGCATTGTTTTGCCATACAGCCATTTCGGCATGACACATTCGTTTAAATCTTCCGATTCGCTGCTTGGGCTTGCGATTATCTTATTTTCGGGAACCCAAACTTTCTGATTTTGCTGCTCTCCAAAAGAGAACATCTGCGCTTTGGGTGTCTTGACATCCATCATTGCCTTAGGGCAGTGAAAGCGCACCATTGTTGTCGTTATCTCCATTGTTGTTACTTTATATTGTGTGTTAATAAAATATCCACATTGCGATATAAACTACGGTAAGACATACACCCATGCCTAACGCCCAATACTTACACTCGTTTATTTCTTCTTCATCCCAATTGCGTGGGTCCATATAGTCTTTCATATTCTTTTTGTTTTGTGGCGAGGCGTTGCGCTTCGCTATGTTTCTTTGTTAAAGGGTATATCTGCCAATCTTTTTGCCGTCGACATAATCCTCTTGCCAAACCTCGTTGTAATCCGAAGTGTCATCAACAAAGTAGCAGCAGACAGACACCATTGCAAGACCGGCATCCAAGCGTTCTGTTTCGTAAAACCTGCCGTCGCTGTGCTTGCCGATGTTTTTAGACTGTGCTTTAGCAATCTTACAAGCCTCTTTGTAGTTGTCAGCTCCGATAAAGCCAACTGATTCGTAATCATTGGCTGTATTACCTTTTACATGCTGTTTCAGCGCCACCTCGTAGCGAGGTTTAACTGTGTCGCCTTTCCAATTTTTCATTGTTGTATCTCCTATTTTATCGGTTATTAATTTTAACACCACAAAATTAATAAATTATTAATAGACAGCAAAATTATTAATAAGAAAAATTTAGTATTTAGTATCTTTTAATACTTAATACTAAATACTATATTAATAATTTATTAATTTTGCGGCACAATTAAGGGTTAGCGTAATGAATTTCCCAATCTGAAAAGAACAGGGTTAAATATATCAGACCTCCTTTCGCCACTATTACGCACTCTTGTAAAAAAAATCGGCGATTGGAGGTTTTTATTTGAATATAATATGATAAAGAACATACGATACAGCATTGTTAATGGTCTTTTCAAGGATAAAGCATCCCTGAAAGCCATTGCCTTGCTGTTGTTTTTTTATCATAGAAACGGGAAGAATGTTCTCAAGAACTGGTCGGTAAACAAGCTGGCTAATGTAACGGGCGTACATGCGTACACTATTAAGAAGCGCATCGCTACGCTTGTAGATTTGGGTTATGCTAAAGTAGACGGCAGCTCGCTTGTCTTTCTTTCCGTTGTATCAAAGCACAAGAATAGAAATATTAATATATCAGATATATGTTACGACACGATTAAAGATGTAGAAAAATCCCTATACGCAATTCTTTTGTGCATTGTTCAATCTCGAAAGGACTTCTGTAAACGTACCATTCTACAAGCTCGCACAGCCCAGAAATTTGATGTTATCAAAAAGGCTCGCGCACTTAAAAGGAAGTATGGCTACGGAGATACTTATACCGAGAACGGACTTTCGTACAAAAGGATTGCGCAAAAATTAGGTGTTTCGCTGAAAACAGCGTTCGATTATGTTAAGTATGCGGTTCTTAAGAAGTTTGTTGCGGCGCAAAATCATTTTCGCTCCACCTTTATGCCTAAGGTGGGGGGATATCCTGTACCCTGCTTTACCTTCACAACTAACAACTACGCTTACAACGTAACAGCTAACACATATACAATTATAAGTAAATTATTTAATTTAAAAAATCGAGCCACAGCCGTGCTTTAATGCATGGTATATATAGATTATAAAAAATATAGGCTTATGAAAAATTCCACAAAGCTTGAAAAAATAAAGAAATTCCTCGACGAAAACGGAATTGCATACAAATGCCGCAACAAGCATCGAAATGGGCACTGCGACTTGTTTGTAATTGCCGCAAAGGTGTCCGTAAAGATTGAAGGTGCAGACGACGATATATTTTATCGCAGACACAGGAAAGGCTACCACCCTGTCTTCGTACGCTCCTCCGACACGCCTAAGTTCGCAATAGAAAAGGTCGCGAACACAATACGCAAATCAATGATTAACCAGCAGACACACTTAATGAAACGGCACTATGTGTAGACGAAGATATTGTGGAGAGTGTCCGATGTTTAGATACGAAGACACTGACGGCATCGGGGAGTGCTTTGTATGCAAAGAGTTAAGGACTTGCGGTCAAAAGTGCAAGATAACTCGTGACAATATAACAGAAAAGCAGGTGCTACGCATATTGCACTACGAGCAAAAATGGCGCAGGGGAGCGAAATCGAAAATGCTCTCGCCTGTGCTGATTGGTGTGGCGATAGATGGTGCGATGCGTTTCATCCGCAAAACGAATAAAAACAAGTCTTGATATGAAAGCTTCAAAAGCTTTAGTGCGTAGAATAAGGCAAGACCTTATATCCAAGACAAGCGATGCGGAAAAGGCAGCGATACGCAACTGCGAGCGACTTGGGCATACAGTAGTACGGCAGCAGCCTATATTGACGGGACGGAAAATGTATTTTGCCGACATATATTTGCCGGATTTGAAAACGATAGTTGAAATTGATGGTGGCTACCATTACACACAAAACCAAAGGCGCAAAGACAACAACCGCTCCGCAGGAATTTGGCGCATGGGTTATCACGTTGTAAGATTGAGCAACCACGACGCGCGTGATATAAACAAAGTAAAAGCAAAAATAGAACTTATAAAAAGGAGATACAGAAAATGATTTAAATGTATGAAAAGACACGCATACAGAAACAAAGCGTCCTACTCCACCTTGCATCCCGACGCAAGACACTGGACTCGCAAGGGCAGTTCGTGGAAACAGAAAGTTGGCTACGACACGGAAGACGAGGCGTGGGAGTTTCTTGAGCAGAACCCGAAACTGAAAGCGATGGGCGAACGTCCGTATTTTTGCGAACTGTGCTCTAAGTGGCATATAGGCAAACGAACAAGAAGCAAGAACAAAGTGTTTTAAAATGATGGTTTAAATGAAAAAAAAAAATAAAAATAGACGAATACTCTATGGGTATCATAATTTGCGCGAGTTATCGGAAAGAGCTTTGCGAAATCTTGATGGAGCGATGGACAATGCCCATGATGTGGCCGTGATGCGCTATGTGTTGTTGCAGTTCGTTAATTGGTTTAAGACGGACTTTAAGAAACTGCCACTATTCGAGAAGAACCCGTTTATTGACGACTGGTGCAACAATATGGTAGGAGTGATATCCGACTATATGTTGGACATTACGAAAGATAAAAACAAGGGGAAGATATGACCCAACTCTACATTTCCGTGCATCCCGTTAGCCGTCGGCTCGAATGGCGAGGATGGGGGGGTAGTTTCTCGCCCGCCCTTCGAGCCACCGACTACAAATGCCCACACTGCATAATGATTGAATATGACTGACCCTCACTACAAGCGCGGCACTATCCGCAAGGATGGCAAGCTGTATGGCCGCTATCCCGACGGCTCGCTCTATCGCATCTACTCCACCACCGACCGACCGTTTCTTCAGTTGGTGGACCGAGAGGGCGAGACGTTCCTTCGCATACGCCAAGCCACCGAGCTGGGCTATACCGACTGTCCCTGCCCAGGAGCTGCCGACCTAAGTTATCCGTCCTCGGCTCTGAGGCGCAGTCGGACGGTTGGGGGGGGTAAGTTGGTAAACGCTCTGACCGCAGTAAGTAGCGGAATCTGCGTGTTTGTTGAATTATAAAAAGAATAAGATTTATGAAAAACAAAAACCGACTACCTAACGTGATATTCATGTCACCGAAGATTTCTGAGTTACTGGGAACATTGATAACAGAAGATGGTGCCTATATTGAATCAGACAGCAAAGGAATAGATATTGGAAATTTGTCTTCATTTGATGACGATATTGACAAAAAATCCGAATATCGCAACATTTTTCAACTGTGGCATCCTGCCAGAGAACAACCGCATTGCACAGGATCGCTTCTCTGCTGGCGACTCGGTGGCACATTCTTCGTGCATGAACATTATGATCATAATGAACAGAATTGGCGAATGTTTATCAGCGAATACGAAGTGCGGCGTTATTGTTATATTGGCAACTTGGAACCAACCTGTTCTTTTGTTTGAAGAATATGACTAATCTTGACTTCTACCAATATCCCCGTGGCTTCAACGACGGAGGCAGATTAAACACAGCTATTTGTCCGACCGTGTCAACTTACTCGTGGCCGCAAAATGTATTTCTGATTGAAGAATATGAATAACATCACTATAGACTACCGCATCCCGAAAGTCGGGGGGTATTTACGCAAGCAACCGCCGAGTTCAATAAAGGAAGCCTAAGCGGACTAAGCCGCTGTCTGAAGGCTAATGTGAACGATGCAGGAGTAATGATTGAATACGAATAAAAGTAAGACAACAATGATCACAAAACTCAACTTCACCGACCGCACCATCAAGAGTTATGCCATCCGCAAGCTCACACCCAAGGAGTGTTTTCGCCTGATGGGCGTTCGCGACAATGTAATCAGTACGATGCAGAGCAGCAATGCCCAGACAGCCGAGCGAGTGCCCAACTGGAGAGGTAAGGGTAAAGCGGAGGACATGGCTATATCAGCGTCACAGCAGTACAAACAAGCTGGAAACAGCATTTGTATAAATGTGTTAGCCTATCTATATCAAAACCTTTTCTACCCCGTACCACCCAAGCCGCGCTCTGGTGAACAGCTCTCGCTCTTCGACGACCTCGAAGACACGTTGCCCGCTTTGCCGCCCACCGCAGCCGACAAGAACGAGGAGAAGATATTCCTCACCACATTCTCCGGCTACGACTCGCAGCTCATGGCAGCCGACTTGCTAAAGTCTTGGCGCCCCGATTTTCATTGGACGTGCGTCGGATGGAGCGACATCGACAAATATGCTTGTCAGATGCACGACCTCGTATTTCCTCAGTTTGCCGACTGCGCCTTGGGCGACATCACCAAGATTGACTGGCACAAAGTAAAACGCTCACTCGAAGGTCGCGAAGTGGACCTCTTCACCTATTCCTCGCCCTGTCAAGACATCAGTCAGGCTGGCAAGCAGATGGGCTTGCAGGAGGGCAGCGACACCCGAAGCGCCCTGCTTTGGCGTGTTGCAGATGCCGTGGAGGTGCTTCGCCCGAAGTATCTCTTGCAGGAGAACGTGGCGGCACTGGTAAGCCAAAAGTTCATGCCCGACTTCCAGAAGTGGCTCGACAAACTCTCGTCGCTCGGCTATGTGAGCCGTTGGGCGCGACTCAACGCCAAAAACTATGGTGTGCCACAAAACCGCGACCGTGTGTTCTGCATTTCCATGCGCCGTGACGTAGCCTTCGACTATCAGTTTCCCGAACCATTCGAGCTGAAAACCCGACTGGAAGACGTGCTCGAAGAGGAAGTGTCCGACCGCTATTTCCTAAAAGACGATGCCGTGAACAAGTTCCTCAAGGCAAACGACCAAGACAACGCCCTATTTGTGCAGTTCGACCTACCGCCGACACACGAGGCTGCAATGTTCTTGAAAACGTGGCTTACGTTGTGGATGCAAGCAGCCGATGGTTGGAAAATGACATCTACAAGTCTCCAGCTCGCCCTTTATTCGGCAAAGCAGAAAATGGAGCAGTCTTATTCCGTGTTCATGGATAAGGGTGTGGCTGCGTTAGGCGATGAGTTTCAACGGTTGTTCAAGGAGAATATGGAGAGGAAGAAGGATGGAGTGTAAGCTGACCCACGTCGCCCATCCCTTCCGTCTGAATGGGGGTGGTAACGGACAAATGGTGAATGTGACCGACGAATGTTGTGCGGCAACCATAACCACACGTTACGAGGCTATCGGACCGACCAACATCCTCACGCTCGCCCACTATCCAATGACAGTAGTATTGTATGAGTTTGAATAAAATAACCATCAATGTAGCAAATGGGGGAGGTAAACTTAGACTCGCCCACACAATAAAAGCCAACTATTATAAAATGGGAGTACGCAATTTCCTTTTTACCAAAGATGATGGTTTTGACGCTACAGGAGTAATATTTGAATATGCTTAACAAGAACGCTCGCTTAGAAATAATGTACCAACGTGGTTCCCGCCCCTCTCATGCCGTATGGATAGACACCTACAACAAGCAATTATGGAGGGGTATCATCCACACCATTCAAGCCAGAGTGAGCAGCCGTAATCACTATTATGTAGCAGTAGAATTATGAACAACCCTTGCCCCATCGTCCTCGGCTCCTACAGCCCCTCGCAGAACGGCATCATTGTGTCACCACACGGCATAGCTCTGTGTATTGCTGGAGGGGGTAAGGGTCACGACGTGGATAAACCGAAAATATTGATAGAGTATGATTGAACGTTCCGTCCTCGTCCACTACCGCACCGAGGAAGCAAAAGCCTTCCGCCGTGAGCATGGCGACCGGGGAGGGTGTAAATACGGCGATAAGTATCACCGCCCCAGTCCGTTGCCGTGGTGCAATTCGATAACAACAGTAACAAAAGACAACCTATTATGCTACGTTTTCGCATAGCAGCCTTCCGAGGTCGTGACCCCGATAATCCGTCCGACCGCAAGCATCCCTCCAACGGACGCTTCTGTCAGCGAATGGAGATAAACGTTGGAGGTACAACCAACACCCTCACCTCAGTAGGCAAAGACAATATGGTATTGATAACGTATGATTAACCAAATTCCTTTTGTGCAACGCACATCGCAACTCTGCCCACGTCGGGGATACTCCACCGCCCTATCTGCACGCTACGACGGATGGGCAGGACTATACGACGAGCACGGACAGCACACCATTGTATTGATAGAATATGATTAGATTGCAAATCTTAAATTCCCCCTCCCCCAAAGTATGCGCCACCATTCTTACGCATTACCACAAGGAGGGAGCAGGTAATATCATACAAGGTACAAGTTCGCTCGTCAAAGCACCAGCAGTATTGATAGAATATGAATAACAGAAAAAGTAAAATCCGTATGGTATGGCGTGACGACGACTCTATCCGCTTTTACCAAGACACTCCCGACAAGCGAGGGGTGAGCGAGTTGATGATAAACAATGTGTGGGGGGGTAGCCTATACGATAATATCGGGAAATGTGGCAAACGTCCTCATTCCACTATAAGAGTATGAATATGACTGACAAGTATTACATCGGATGGGTACGCAGCGGCAAGGACGGTAAGGGCCTCGTAAACTACCGACCGCGCAAGCGGATAGCTAATGCTGTGACAACAATGGTCGGGGGAGATATTGCCGATCGTCGCGACGGGCTGGGCAACACTACACCACATATAGTATATAGATTTGAATAAGATATGAAACTGAGAATTATTCCAATGGAGGCTTATGACGGTTGTATTCCCATAACCGTTAATATGGTTCAGAAATATGTCGGCCACTTCCCCTTCGGCAAATGGGTAAACATAAAAGGTTTTTCCGACAAGCAAAAGGCAGTGGCATTATTGTCACTATTGTATCGTTAAGACAAACAAAAATAAAACAAAATGGAAAGAGAGAAGATAGTAATAGAACTTTGTGGCGGCAGGATGCCGGTTAAAACATACGATGCCGACGCAGCGTACGATGTATTTACTAAAGAGGACACAATAATTGAAGATTGGGAGCGCTACGCGATACCACTCGGCTTCAAAATACAACTGCCCAAACACCTTGCAGCAGTTATACAGCCAAGAAGCGGCATGTCTTCGGAAGGAATGTACGCGCAAATACAGCGCTGTGACGGATCAAGAGAAGAGACACGCGTTGACGCTGATGTAAAGCTGAGCTTAATTGACAGTGGCTACACCGACGAAGTAAGAGCTATCCTAAAAACATGCTGCGTGGAGTACCTTGGCGTTAAAAGTGTCTGCATTCCAGCCGGCACCAAGATAGCGCAGATGCGCATTGTGGAGATTCCGAACACGGAACTTGTTAGCGGTGTCGTCAAAAAAGAGGAAAATGACGACAAGAAGCGTAGCGACAACGGTTTTAATTCATCGGGAGTAAAATAATATAACATAAATAAGCTGTACAAGGGCGGCTTGCAGGTGCGAATCCTGCTATTGATTTTACTTGTTTTTGTTACAAAAGGCTGTGTTTCGATTTTATCGTAGGCTCGCAAATTAAGAGTGGTGTTTCTTTTTTATGAAAACTTTTTCAATCAACCATGTACTTAATCACTGGGGAGCTTGCATGGCTTTAATGCGTGTTGTAGTCGTGAGGATTATGACGCGCATTTTTAAAAAAATCGCACAAATCATTTAATTTCCATTAAATACTAAAGATTTTCTATTATTTATTTTGTCATTCACTAATAAATTATTAATTTTGTGGCGTTAAAATTAATAGATAATTAAAAATAGGAGATACAACAATGAACACTATTAGAACTTTTATTCCATCAGACAGCGTTGCAAGCTTCAAAAAGTTTGCAAACAAGACAAAGAAGAACGTGGAAGGCTTTTCTTACACCATTGGCGAACCTTACATGAAGGTGTTTTTACACCCAGTTATAGAGAAGGATGGTATGCGAGGCAGGGCGGTGAAAGCTTTTCACGAAGTGTGCGACCTCACAATCAATATGCCCGAAGAAAACAACTGGAAGCTTGTATGTACTTTTAAAGATGGCTCTTTTACGCCCGTTGACTCGTCCAAAGAGCTTGTGTTTAAAATTCCTACCCACGGACACGATTACGACAAGTGCGACGTTTGCGGACATTGGTGCAAAAATTCTTACGTGATAGAAAACATTGTAACGGGTGATGAATTACAAGTAGGTTGTGAGTGTGTAAAGAAGTTCGGCATCAAGAGTTTTGACTATCTCTCAAAGTTTACGAGCGAGTTGCATAAGCTTTACGATTACAGCCTGTCTTACTCAACAGATCGGGATGGCGATGAGTTAAAAATGTGGGGCGGCAACCCGAACGCTATTTATAAAAACGCTTTTAAAAAGGCTGATTTAATAATGTCTGCGAAGGCGGTATATAACAAGTGCCCAATTTATAAAAAGGCTTACCGTCAGGGCAACACACACTACCCTTCACCGACGCTCGTCGACATTGAAGCAACACTTTGCGAAGAGAACTTCGGCAGCAACAGCGAATATGTTGAAAAGGTGTGCGCATACGCATTGAGCAAGCCGGTTGACGGCGAGTTTGCTGAAAAGACACATAGACTTGCAAGCGACTATTACGCCTATTTAGACGAGTCGGTTTATGCTTTCTTTATGGTTAAAAACTACGAAGATAGCTTGAAGGTAAACACCAAACTTGAAGCAGGAACAGCAGTTAAGGTTGACGGCAAGGTAATACAGACGCGCACTGAGGAGTCTTTCTATGGTGTTATGATAATAAATACAATACTTACCGACAACGGCACGGAGTGCGAGCGAGTAGGTGTTATCCCGACAACAGAAATAGACGGCGTAAAACGCACATCTTTCTACTCCTCTATAAAGGGAATGTACCGCGGAAAGGTATGTCTTGGAAGAGCAACAAAGAACCCTAAAAAGGGCGTTGTTTATACAGCTTTATAATTGTTTACACGGGGATGGGCGCAGCCTACCCCCCCAATTGATTATATTATTAACTTTGTAAAATAAAAAAAACAAAAGATTATGGCAAAAGGTGGAGGTTCAACAAGAACGGTAAACAGCTCTAACGCAAGCGCGAGCAGAATAATTACCGAAAAAGTTGTTCTTGCGAATAACAAGAACAGCATAAATATAAAAAGTATAAAAGGAGAGTCCCCAATAAAAAACGTAAATGACGACATAATTATCAATGGAACTGTTGTGTATGGTGCATCTAAAACAGAAAGATTGAGAGAAGATACACCGAGAGACCTCTTTATGGATGGTATTCAAACAAGACTGATGCGCCAGAATTCTCAATTTATAAAACAGGTTGGCAGAATGAGGTTCACAAACGAAGGAGGCGGAGTTTATACAATTAACACAAAAGTCGGTGGAGGACAAATCGAAGCCGAAACGGATTCTTTTGGAAATACGATCTATAATACACACGTATGGAATGCCACATACAACAGTTGGAAAGATACAAAATGGGGCAGTCTGAATGCGGCAAAAGCACACATAAAAAAGAAATTAAAAGGCTTTTAAAACTTAACTATGCTAAAAAGATAAAATATCTCAAGAAAAATTTTGTGGTGTCAAATAAATCTACACAACAACTTTTTAAACAACGCACAAAATAGGAAAGAACACATTAAACAACAATAAGGAGAATTTTACAATCAGTAACACAACCAAGGAGATGCTCCTACTTTTGCGTGACTTTGCAAAACTACAAGAACGGGCTATCGCCCTGTACGAAGACAAAACAGAGGGCGAGAACGTAATAGATGCAACGGTTGCCATGATGCACTCCATGCAAGATGCAATCGCTGTCAACATAGGTGCGACACTCAATGAAACGCGGTATTGTAGTATCTAAAATGCTGGCATAAAAAAGACGTAGTACATTAAATTATACTACGTCTTTTTTGTTATATTTTTATTGTTTGCCGACAGATTTCACACTGGACACCAAAGGGTTGTCGTTAAATATGATACTCTGTAGATTATCAGCAATAGTTCCCACAAACATTACTTTCTTATCATTTTTATCTATGTATGAGAATGTTATTGCATTGCCAGAAACAGAAAAATCAGCTGTAACAGAATATTTGTCAACATCTACATCATAATCTTGTATGCCTGCATATTTGTACTGGGTTTCGTAAGTTACGTTACAATTTCCATCCAATAATAAAAACAAATATCCATTAGCTCGATATACACCATCTTTACGTACAAAGAAGCTCTCGTAGCTGCTATATCCTACCTTTACAAAAAACTCTCCTTCCTTAAACTTGTATTGTTTTTCTGTTTGTGTTAAATTAGCTTTGACACATTTCCTTTTTACCTCCATTTCAAAAATACACCTGTTATTGGAAAATGTCATTGCTATCGTTGTGTCGGCATCGTGACCGTTACTATTGCACACGTTCCAATACACCTCTTTTTCCTCCGTTTTTGTGTTTTCTGAGTATTCCAAGCCAGATATTTGCTGTAGCTTTGTGACTACCTCTGTGTTTGTCTCTTCTTTGTCTACAAAAATGCCGAATGTTGTGTGTTCAATTTTCTCTATCGAACTCCATGTTGTGTTTTTAAGCACATACTTTTGACTTTCCTTTTCTTTAGCATCATCATTGTCCGACGAGCAACCCACACACATTAACGCGACTGAAATCAGTGCAAATAAAAATTTCTTCATAGCGATTGAGTTTATAATGAATTATAGCTGCAAAGGTATATAAAATAATGTAAAGTACAATTTGTTTACACAGAAAATAAATATTATTTTATCAGTATAACTTTATAAAGTAATTTTGTGTTAGATAAAATTTTCCATTAACGTAAACAGAATAAAGTATGACAATTAAAGAGAAAGTGCTTGCTTCTTGCAAAACGTCGTTCGCGAAGTACGGTTTGAAGAAGGATGAACTTGCAAAGCTGGTAGACCAGATTGTCGCAGGTCGTGGTTTAACAGATGAGTCAACAGACGAGAATGTTACTGAAGCTATTACAGCCGTGGAGCCGTATGTTGGTATGATGCAAGCGGCGTTCAATAGAGCCGTGAGCGAAACAACGAAGAAGTACGAAGGCTGGGTAGACCCAAAGGCTACTCCGACACCTCCGACAAAAACACCAGCTCCTCCAGTTCCGCCAACAACAGAAGCTCCGCTTACAGCCGAAGCTGTAGCAAAGATGATTGCCGAGGTAAAGAACGACCAGCAGAAGGCTGTAAACGAGGCTGTCGCAGCCGCTCTCGCTCCGTACAAAGAGCGCGAGGAACGCGCAAGACTCGCAGCGTTGCTGCAAAGTAATGAGAAGCTAAAGAACGTGCCCGAAGTATTCCGTTCGCGCTATCAACTCGACAAAGAGGAAAACCTCGACAGTGTTGTGGAGCAGATTAACAATGATTTCACAACAATGAAACAAGCGCTTGTCGCAGACGGAACATTTGTTTCTGCACCGACAACAAGTACCCCACAGTCTGAGCAGGATGATTTTATCAAGCGCATGGAAGGCTTCGCGCAGCGTAACACTCCCAAGCCCGAGGGTGCTGCATAACAACTAAATGTAAAACAATAAAAATGTAATAAGTATGGCTTATAAAGGAATGTACCTCAAAAAGACCGTGCCAACCGATATTAAAGAGGGTTCTTGGTGGGAAGAGCAGTGCATCGTAAGACAGGGCGGTTATGACCTTGACCAGAGCAATTTGCCAGCCGAACTAAAGTGGTTGCCTAAGGGTACTGTTGTCAAGCTTGGCAATGGTGGTAAGGCTATTGCTATTAAGACTGCAAAGGTCGTAGAAAAAGCTGATAGCGCAACTAAGACAGTTAAACTTGCACACGGTTCTCTTTTCAAAGAAGGTGACACCATTGGCGGCAAGAAAATCGCATCTATCGCAAGAACAGCAACACTTGACACGGTTACTCTTTCGACAGGACTCGAAGCTGCTATCAACGCAAACGACATTGTTACTGACTACAACAAGGACTCAGACGTAATCCTTGGCTTTACCTACGCAACAAAGGAACTTGACAAGGACGCTTCGCAGCAGGTTGAGCCTACACTTCGTGTTATGGAGGTTGAGGAAGCTTCACTTCCCTACCCTATTAACGCAGACATCAAGGCAGGCTTGAACGCTAATGGTATTGCATTGTTCAAGATTAAGTAACAAGTGAGTAATATTTATCAACAGGATAACAATAATAATATAGAAAAGGTATGAATAGTATACTCAAACAGCTATTAGACCCAAAATCTTTTCAGAGCTATATTGACGAAAACATGAAGACCGTGACCTATAAGGCTTTGTGGAAGAACGAGATTACGCAAGTGGACTATTGTGCAGCAAAAGTTTACAGTGCTGACCTCGCAGAATACACAGCTGCTATGGTAGGTTCCGTTATTGCCAAAAACGCCGAAAAGCCTGTACATCACATGCCCGACTTCGGTCAATTAACTGGTTCTATCGGTCGTTATGGTGACCAGTGGGAACTTGATAATGACTATCTCGACCAACTGCATCAGCTTGAAGGTCGCTATCGTGATGCAAAAGGTAAAGAAGGTTATACAGAAGCTCAGCAACATGCACAGTACGATAAACTTATAAAGTTCTCTTTCCGACCATTTGAGCGTGCTGTTATTGCGCCACACAAGCGTCTTGACATGCTCTACTACGAAGGCCTTTATACAGGCAAGCAGACCGTTTCACGTGCTAACAATGCTAAGGCTAATGTGTCCTATACTTTTGACCTCGAAATTAAGCAGCTGTCTGTTGAAAACAATTGGGGTGACGCAAACGCAACTCCTATTGCTGACATTAAGATGCTTAAGGATGAAGCCAAAAAACACGGTCGCAAGATTTTGAAGCTTCGTATGTCTGAGAACACATTCTACAAGATGTGCAAAGCTAATCAAATCAAAGAAACGTTCAAACTTAACCTCGGTACAATACAGATTAATCCTTCTGTGCCGATGTTTACAGTAGACCAGGTAAATACTTATCTGCGTTCAATTCTGTTGCCAGTAATACAGATTGATGACGACCAGTTCGTAACTCTTGCTGACGGCTCAACAGTCAATCTAATCGTTGACGACCGTGTTGTAGCACAGTGTGCTGATACGGTAGCCATAATGAAGATTTCCGACCCATTGGAATTGGTAGACCCAATTCCGAACGTCTCATATTCTTCTCACGACGACAACCTTGTAGGTTATTGGCGTGACAAGACAGGCTATCACATTAACTACGATATGTGGGCACAGCCTGTATTCAACGGTTTGAACGACATCTTTATTCTCAAGACTACCAAGTAAAGGTAGTCTTGAAAAACTCTAAATGTAGTAAGTTGTAACATTAAGACAAGGACAGCATGACAATCTCAGAAGCAATCGCAAGCGAAATTCAGCCTTTCTCAACGTCGGACGAGGCGTTGGAGAAGATGTTTATCGACGCTGCCGATAAATTCGGTGCCTCGGAAAGCGTCGATGACGCATACAGTGTGGCTGTAAAGAAGCCTGTAGCGTATGCTGCAATGCGCATACTTTACAAAATGCGTACACTTTCAAGCGAGAATGTGGGCGGCGTATCGCAAAGCTACAAGAACGATGACGAGCTGATTGACGATATGATAAAATCTATTGCCAAGGACGCAGGATTGAGTGCTGACCTTGTTCTTAATACAGACTCTGATGGCTATTGGTTGCAAAGCGTAAAGGTTTGGTAAGGAGGGTGGATGTATGAACTTCGAGGATAAACTGCAAATACAGCTCAAAATATACAACGTTGGGTATGTTCAAATAGGCGGCGTGTTCTACGATATGAAAGATAGTGGAGAGCCGGATTTTGATGTTAAAAACGAAAATGTCGGCAGCGGATACGACGCGCAGGGCAATCCGATTGAAGCAACGGCAACACGCTTTCTTGATTTTGGCAAATGCTTAATCTTCCCGAATACAAAAGCAAGCCTTATTACGTTGAACGACGGCAGTAAATATCAATATGCCTACGAGGTGATAGCACCGCTGTCAAAGCAGAAATACAAGATGCTACCAACAGAAGGCGACAATGTAAAAATAACAAAAAAAGACGGCACAATCGAGAAGGAAATGGAAGTTAAAGGGTTTGTTACCCTCAAACGACGGTATTTAAAATTGTGGCTATAAAACGCAAGGTATGATAATAGGTGACGACGCTGTAAGCGCGATGTACGAATACATTTGCAATAATCTGTCGAAGATAGGAGTGAAAAAAGGGAACGTTTTTAAATACAAACGACCTAAAAAGCTTGATTCGGACAGTTATATTGTTATTAATCATTTGCCGTTTGTGCACGAAAGTGAGATAGAAAACGGCATGATTAACGTAAACGTGCATGTGCGAAGAACAGCCTCTGACGAGCCGAATACAAAAAAACTCACAACGCAAGCAAAAGCAATTCTTGCCTTGTTTGAAAACAGCACATACCTTGATGGTGCATATTTTGATAGCTATTCCGACTCGCTGCCTACAGAAGACGACGATAACACATATTATATCAATCTGAAATTCAAAGTAACGTATAACAATTTAAAGAACTAAAATATGGCAAAGACAGGCAAAGACGGTGTGTATGGCATTGACGAGTTTGCAATCGCCACCCCTGCGGAAAATGGAGCTTATCCTACCAGTTTTCCTTTTAAATTTAAGGCTATTGTACAGGGTTCTTTGAGCTTTAATGACAGCGCGGCATCTACAACAGACGTTGAAATTGAGGACTCAGAAGACCCGTATGCAGTATTGACTTCTTCGGCAGCAACCAAAGGCTTCACGGCTCAGACATACGATATGTCGCCTGAAACGTATAAAGAGATCCTTGGTTTTACTTCAACTGACCAAAAGTGGAACAACGAGCAACCAACGGAAACACAGGTGTTCAAGGCTGTGCAGATTAAGACAAAGGTACTCGACGACATCCCTGCAAAGGTGTTCCAATGGGCAAAAATGAAGCTTACTGTCACCCGTAGTGGCTCTATTGGCAAGACCGGTCTTCCAAATCTTAACATTGAATTCCGTCAGATGGCAGTAATGGATGCAAGTGGCGAGAAGGTTTCTGGTCATCGATGGGCATACCTTGATGATGTTAAGACAGAGATCGATAAAGAGCTTTAGGTATTCGCATAGGTTATATAATTTCAAATCGTTAATTAGCGGCGAGGCAAGGAGAAATTCTAAGCCGCGCCGCCTTTATTTTAAGCATACAACTATATGAAAACATCAGAGAAAAAACATGTAGCGGAAACGCTCATGGAAAAGTCAACAAAGATAAAGGTCGGCAGGTTTAGTTTCGAGGTTAAGCCTTTGACATTTATGCAGATTTATGAAATGGCTGCCGTTGCAAACGACATTAAAAAGCCAAGTTGGAAGCCTGGTGACAAAATAAATGTGTTGCAAGAAACTATCGCACACGGCAACGATGCTCGCCTTATGTGTGAAATATTTGTTATTTGTGCGTTTAGAAAGACATGGAAGCGTTGCCTTTGGAGGCGGTATATAACCAAGCGCCTTAATGTCAATGCTTTCAATGACCTTATCCAGTTTATAAGTCACTCTTTTAACGTAAATTTTTTCTTGACCTCTATCACTTTCCTCTCCCAAACAATAGCAATGACCGAGCCGACAACGACTCGCCTTGGGCAATCATCGGAGGAGTAATGAAGTATTTTCGTATGAGTTACGAGGAGGTCGTATTTAATCGCTCATACATTAATGTTATTCTTCTCAACCGCTCAATACCTTCATGTGATAACCCAGACAAAAAAGAAGATGAAGGTGGCGACAAAAAGAGAAAGGAAGAAATAAGCACTTGCAAACCGATAAACAAATCAATACACGCATCAGATTTCTTTATGAATATGATGGGATAACACTATATATATTATGGCAGAAGAAATACTTGGTATAAGCGGACAGATGGATATTTCCGATATCCAAAAATCATTCGACACTTTATTTGGAAATCTCGACGAGCTCGGCGTAAAAACGGACAGCCTTAGCGCACGAATGACAAAAGCGTTGAACGATATTGCACAAAGTTCCGATGTAAGCAACAAAAGTACGCAGCAAGCATTTAAGGAGCTTAATGCGATAATATCCGAGGCGCAGGAGAAGCTGACAACAACGCCTAAAAAGATTCAAGATGTTTCTTTGGAATTGTCAAACGCAGCAAAAACAGTCGAAACGCTTAAAGATAGACTTTCGCAAGCGACGGTCGGGACAACAGAGTGGAATACGGTTACTCAAATGCTTGAAAATCAAAACAAGACTGTCGAACGACTCAAGGCGCAGTATTCCGCATTAACAAACACTTTTTCAGACGCTCAAACAGCCGCTAACGTGCTCGGTACAACAATGGGTACTGTTAATACTGTTAGTTCTCTTTCAAACGCAGCTACTGGCGTTAATGCAGGGCTTCACGTCGGCGTGGCAGCAGCCGTGGGTGCTGAAAGTGTGGCACACGCAGCCAATGCGGAAAAAATTGGAGTCGAAACACAGGCAGTAAACGACAACACACAAGCGTTTCAAGAAGCGAATGAAACAAGCAGACAACGAACAGAAACGGCAAATGCAGAAGCGATAGCACTCGACAAGTTGTCTGAACAAGTGTTGCAAGGCAAAGCAAGCGAAGAGGAGTATATAAAAGCCAAGGAGAGCGCGGAGGAGCGTTACCGTCAACTAATGAACGAGCAAGCGGAATTGCTCGAAAAGGAGAAAAAAGCAAGAGAAGAAGCAAATACTTTTAAGGTTGTGGACGGTAATATCGTCAGTGGTGACAACGATATGAACGCACGTGCCGCTGATGCACTTTTGGAGCGTGCTGCAAATATTAGAAAAGAAGCCGACGAAATAGCAAATAGCTTAAATCGACTTTCCGAGGCGTACACATCAACGACACAGAAAGCACAAGCTGAGCAAAAAAAAGAAGAAGAAAGCACAAACAAAACGCTTGACGCAATACGAGCAAAAGAAGATGAACTAAAGAAGCTCAACGAACAAGTGGAGCTAATGGAGGCGCACCATGCAAACGGATGGGGCGGTGACTTCTTTACGTCTATGCGCAAAGGCGAAAATCCGCTTAACGTCATAAAGGACTATTTCGCTGAAGGTAGCGCAATCAAGGAAAAGCAACAGCAAATTGCCGATATTACAGCAGAGCTTGAAAAATTGCGCACGGCAGCAGACGAAACAAAAACATCTACTACCGATATTTGGAGTGGAATGTCAAAAAACGACATTTCAAACTCTATACAGGAAAACATTGCGCAATTAAAGATACTCAAAAGCGAGTATTCCGAAATTGCCCAAGTTTACGGCAAAGACAGCGATAAGGCGCAGGCAAACAAGGAAAAACAAGAAGAAATAACTCGCGAAATAATCCAAAGCAAGGAAAAGCTGCGCGAAATGGGCACATCCTATGAGGATGCGACCAAAGAAGCTAAAAAAACCGCGAAAGAAACCCAAGATATCGGCAAAGAAGCAGAAAAATCTTCGTCAAAAGTCAAAGGTATTTTTGGGGGGCTTAAAAGCTCATTCAGCGGCTTGATGAAGGGCGATTTCTCGGGTTTGTTTAAATTCGTTGGAAAGATTGGAGTTTGGGGCGCTGGCATTGCAGCTGTAGGAAAAGGCTTATTTGAATCGTCTAAAGCGGCAGAAGCGTTTCGTGTAGCCTTACAGCCCTTAGACCATTACATGGATACCGACAAAATAAAAGATGTCCGTCAGAATATCTTAGCATTGACGGCGACAACAACGAAATCGTGCGCAGACATGGCGAACGCTGCTTTGCAGTTTGTAAAGGTATGGGATGGGCTTAAAGATGCGCCTGGTGCTCTTACTCAAATGATAAAGAGTGCGAATGAATACGGAGCATTAACTGGGAAAACCTCCGAAGAAGGTGCGAAAGCCATTTCTAAAATGGCTTCCGAATACCACATGACGGCACAGGAGGCTTCGGAAATGAGCAATATCATAGCGTCTGCGTCAAAACATTCGGTAAGTTCATTTGGGGAAATGTCCGACGCTATCGCTTCCGCCGGTTCAACAGCGTCACTGTATGGCATAGGCTTTAAAGAAATGGCTACACTGATTGGCTATTCAAGCGGACAGTTCGGCGACGCAAACAAAGCAGCATCCAAATTTTCAATGCTACTTATGAGCATGTCGAAACTGCAAGACAAGTACAACCCGTCAGTAGTTGGCATGGTTACAGCTCTGAAAAACCTTAAAGATGCTTATGAGAGAGGTGAGAATGTTGCGTCTAAATTCATGGCTCGCAACAGATCCGTGGCTATGTATTTTATTAAAAATGCGAATGCGATTGAACAATACGGGAAAAAACTGGAAGATGCTCATGCGAAAAACGAACTCCTTAGCGACTTAAGCTCTCGCGCCTCCGTTAATTTGGCGGCTTTAAAAAATGAATGGAACGGCTTTTTAACAGGTTTGAATGCTAATCTTACGCCCGTACTCACAAATATTCTGAAATTTTTTAGAATAATCACGGGTGGAGCACAGGAGACTGCTGATGTGCTACATTATCTAAAAGTCATGGATAATGAAAAAGGTCGGTCTAAGGCATCAATCGGTTTTGTTGGTACAGGTGGCTTTAATGTCAACCTCGCAGGAAACACAATCGCAGAAGGGGCGGATGTCGATTTGTACAAAAAACAAAGAGACGCGCTACAAAAAATCTATAACAAAGCCGTTGCAAAGGCTCGCAACAAATATAAGCCAAACTCAAAAAAAGGCTATCAAGGTATTAGTGCCGTAGGTATGTTTAACGCAGGTATGAATGCCGTTAAAAATGCTATAGAAAACAGCCCACAAAATTACTCCCAATTAAAAAAATATCGCATCTATAACTATTTTTACAAAGAGAACAAAAAAAACACCCTCGCGTTAAATCAAAAACCCAACAATACAAATACAGATTTAGGCGGCGGTTTAGGCGGCGACGACAAAGGCGAAGAAGCACGCAAATATCGCGACCAGCAAGCAGAGCTTCAAGCTAAAGAAGAAGCACGCAAGCGCAAGGAGAGATGGGATTTGTATGTTGCGGAAGAAGAAAATGGTATAGCAAAAGAAAAGGATGTTGCCGAAAAGGAGCGCCGTCAAAGAGCGCTTGATTTTGAAAAAAAGATGCATCAGCTTGACGAAGAAGCAGAGCAACTTAAGCAGAAAAACATCGACACGGCGAAGGCTAACTATGAGAAAGATCCAGCGAACAAGAAAAAAGAGGGCTTTTACGCATTAGGGCTCGACAAGAAAGTTGGTCTTACAAGCGAGCAGCAGAAGTATATACAGACTAAAAAGGACACGCTCCTTGTTGAAAACGCCGAAAGCGAACGAAAGTACCTAAGAGAACAGTTGCAGTATTACTACGACTATCTTAAAGAGTTTGGTTCTATTCAGGAACAGAAGTATGCTATTGCAAAGGAATACGACGAAAAGATAGCTAAAGCAACATCGCCAAATCAACGAAAACTTCTCGAAGAGCAGAAAAAATCAAGTCTTGCAAACGTTGAGTTGGAAGCGGTAAAGCAAAACATCGACTGGGGAAGCGTTTTCGGTGACTTCGGAACGATGTTTAAAGACCAGCTGGAGCCCACAATCAAATCGCTCAAGCAGCTCGCCAGCAAAACAGAAAATGTCGACGAAAAGAAAACGATATGGGAGCTTGTAAGTAAGCTGCAAAAAACTGGCACGCTGTGGGATAGCGATATTTTCGTAACTATATCAGACAACTTAAAGACATACCAAGAAGCTATGCGTAGCTACGCTGAAGCTCAAAAAAAGGAGCAAAAGGTAGCAGAAGAACTCACGGAAGCCGAGGAACGTTTAAAAAACGCCCAAAAAAGCGGCAACGAAAAAGATATTCTTGACGCATCGGCAACTGTCGACAAGTTAAAGAATCAAATGTCAGAAGCAGCTGACGCCACGAAAGAAAACAAAGATGCTGTCGTTAAGGCAACGACCGACTTACAAACGTCTTCTCAGCGAGCTATTAATCAATTTCAGCAGCTTGAAAGCTGTTTGTCTGGTCTTACAAGTGGAACATTAAAAGGAATTGGCGATGCACTCATGGGGCTTGATAAACTGTTCGGCGGTAAAGCTACGGACAAGGCTGCAAGCAGCTTGGTTAAAATGACGACAGAACTTTTTGGCAGCAACAGCAAAGTGTCTCAAACACTTACAAAGGTGCTTGGCGAAAGCGGCATGGCTGGCGAAATAGTATCTGCTGCTCTTGGTATTTTAGATATACTTAAAGATGGTGTGGAAAACTTAGTATCAAGTCTTATAGACACGATATTAGGAGCCGTAAATGGCTTGATAAAAACAGCCCTATCTCCAAAGACGGTTACTGGCATACTGAAAAGTGTTTTTGATGGAGTAACAAGCATTTTCGATACGCTCTCCTTTGGCACAATAAGCAACATCTTTGGTGACAACAGTGCTAAAATGGAGGGCAAGATTGATAAGCTGAACACAAGCAACGAAGCTTTAAAGATGTCAATTGATAATTTGAGTGATAAGATTGAAAAATCCAACTCCCTCTCCGAAATCTTAAATGCGCAAAACAAAAAGGAAAAGCAGACAAAGGAGCTTGAACAGAACACCTCTAAGCAGATGATTTACGAAACGTGGAAGCACGGCGCATGGCGTTCCAACCTTGCTGCATCCGTTGAGGACAACAAAGGGTGGAAAGACGCGATGAAGCAGGTTTCTGCTATTCTGGGCAAAAAAGTTAAGACGAGCGGCGACTTTCTTTCTTTGAGCGCAGAGGAGATGCAAAGAATTATCGACAGTGACAACGGAGCGGAACTCTGGGCGAAGATTCTTAACGAGTACAACAAAGAAGGTGGCAAAGGCGGTCGTTCAGACAAACTGAGCGACATGCTGAATCAATATGTCAACGACTTCGGCAATGTTGCACAAGATATGGCTGACGAGATAAAGGAAAAGCTTAACGGCATTTCTTTTGACAGCATGAAGGATAGCTTTATAAGCGCGTTGATGGATATGGATAAGAACGCAGAGGACTTTGCTTCCGACTTCTCGAAGATAATGCAACAGGCATTGCTTAATCTTAGCGTTGATGAGCTAATCAACGGCAGTGAAAACAACCCAAACGGCGACAGTTTAAAAAAGCTGTATGACGACATGGCAGAAGCTATGAAAAATGAAACGTACAAGTCAAGAGCCGAAGAATTTGCACAAAGACAGCAGAAACTTCTCGAGCAAGGCATGAAAATGCGCGACGAGCTGGCTCAGTTTACTGGCTATGGAGAGCAATCTTCCCAGTCGGCGACCGGCAAGGCTATCGAGGCTATAACAGCCGACCAAGCAAGCACACTGATTGGCATTGGCTACGCTGTGCAAAGCGCCGTAGAACAAGGTAATGCTACACGCGAAAACATACACTCTAATGTCGAAGTGATTTGTAGTTATCAAATGCAGATGTCTGACAACATATCCGAAATACGAGATATGCAATATCAGGGCTTGAATCAGTTGCAACAGATTGCAAAAAACACTGAGCCTATTACTGGTATAAACGAAAACATCGCAAACATGTACAAGTTAATGAAGGAGAGAATTTAATATGAAAAATCAAGCATTTATAAAGCTTTTGGGCGAAGACGACACAAAATATGTCGACCTTAATGAGTTTGGCGTTACCCTCATACGAGGGTGGCGCGAAGCTCTGCTTACGCCAGCACCTGTAAAAAGCTACGTAAGCAATGACAGTCGGCTTGAGCACGGTATCTCGATGGTTGCGACAGCGGACTGCACCAAGGTAAATCAAAGAGAGATAGATTTGCCTATGTTTTTAGAAGGTGAGACAGAGGATGATTATCTTGATAAGCTGGAAAAACTCTTTGATAAGATAGCCTACAGCGGAGAGATTTGTATGAAAGTCCCTATTTTGAAACGTGTTTTCAAATTTGTTTATACGCAGTGCACAAAATTTGGAGATTACGGACTGAAAAAAGGTAATTTTACATTGAAGCTCGTAGAGCCTAACCCGAAAGACCGACTAAAAATATGATTAATATATACAACCCCGATGGCAGCATTTCGATGCAAGCCTTTGTAACAAAAGAAGCAAAAAGAGAAGAAGAACTGTCTAAGTCTGACTACATTTCTCTTTCGTTCAATGCGACCGTCAAGGTTGTATTGCCAATGGGCGCGTATATAGAGCACACGTATTATATTGACAGAACGAGAAGCGTAACACAGAAGTTCATGCTCCTCGAACCCTACACGCCTACACAAGTAGATGAAATGTCGTGGAAGTACGCCGTAGAGTTCCACCACCCAAAGATGCAGCTCGGGAAAAAACCATTTTACATCAAAATCAAAAACTCACAAAACGAGGATATAAATCAAACGATTTGGAGCTTTGTAGGTACGCCTCAAGGCATGATGGAAAACGTATGTGCTTTTCTTAACAACGATATTAAATTCGGCAAATGCGGATGGAAGGCTATCTTGTCAGGCGCGATGAATAATTCTATAAGCGTAAGCTTTAGCGACAACGATGTGTTGTCTGCTTTAACAGCAATATCAAACGCCGCTGGCGATGAGTGTGAATGGCATATTGACTACGACAACGAGATTGTTTACCTTGGCAAGGTGTCTATTGACAGTGCAGAAAAATTCAAATTAAGCGTCGGTGAAAACGTGGGCGTTCCTTCCGTTACAGAAAGCAGCGATGAATATTACAACGCCTTCGCGGTCTTTGGCGGTACGCGGAATATTACGCAGGTAAATGATAAAAACGAAAACGTTTCGTCGGGCGACATAAGATTGCAACTCGCTAAAGGTGATGGTTTGATGGTTATTGATGGCAGCCCAGTACAATTCAGCGTAGACGAGTTTTCTGTTATGGATTTGCGTACGGACAAAACATTGCCTAAATTTACAAAGGTGCTGAATTTTCCTGATATTTACCCATCTCTTGACACCTACGTTTACGATGTTCGAGGACGCAAGAAATACGTTCTTGACCCACAAACGAACAAACCGATAGTCTTACGAACTGACGAACAAGGCAACGTGCTTGAATACAAGACGTTCACGGTTTGGTTTATGCGCCTCGCTTACTGCACAAAAAGCAAAGAGGCGGGCAAGCAAGCAATTAACAGCACGGTTAAAGACGGCGTCACATATTATTGGTATGATTTTGTAATCACGGACGACTTGAAGATTAACGGAAAAACCTTGTCCTGCTCGTTTGAGCCCAATTTTGAAGAAGGCGCATTGTCAACACCTCTTGTTGGTAGAGGAACGAATGGTGATAACGTTGGCTTTGAGCTAACCTATCACACAAAATCAAGAACTTCGCATGAATCTGACGATTGCTCAACTGGCAATTTCAACATCAAAGAAGGCGACTATGAAATAATATATCAAGAGGACAATAATATTATAATCCCAACGAATGAAGAGCAGTTGATAATACCCAAAGGTAAGGCTCTGCCAACATTCGAGTGCAATAAGGTTATCCTGTACAACATTGCTATGGCTGACGCTTACAAAGTGTCGGCGCAGGAGAAACTTTTGGAAGCGGCGAAGAAAGATATAATACTCGCTTTGTCTGACACGAATAATTACACAGTCAAGTCTTATCCACATGTATTTAAAGACCAAAGACCAAGATTGCAGATTGGGCAGAAGGTTTCGTTTTTAAGCAAAGGGCAGCGACTTGACACTCGTGTTTTAAGACTTTCGACAAACTTGGATTTTGATTATATCCAAGAGATAACGGTTGGAAACAAGGTCATAAAAGGCGCTGTTTCGCAATTAAAAGAAGACGTACAATCAATAATCGCTAACGGCGGCGGCAGTGGCAGTGGTGGCGGTTATAGCGTCGCGCAGTTCGAATCGCTTGTATCAAAATACGGTATTAAACACTTTCTTTCAAAAGAATTTGCAGATGTCGCGCAAGAGATAATACGTTTTGCAAAAGGCGCAACATTTGGCAGTGAAGATACAAAGCACGCAATTACAGAAGAAGGTGTAGCTACATTGAAATCATTGCTTTTAGGAAGTGACGGTTTAGGCATCTCCTCTGACGGCATCGCCACCCTCAAAGAGGTTGTGTCGGCGGCGTTCCGTTCGGGTGCGCTCGGTTCGGGCTTCAAGCTCGGCAATTATTCCGACAGCGAGGATAGCTACTTAGAGGTAGACCATCTGCTTGTGCGCAAGGCTGCGGAGTTCGTAAAACTCGTAATTAGAGAGCTGCAAAGTGTGGGCGGCGAGATAGTCCTGTCGCCTGCGTCGATGAAGATTAGCAAGGTTGACTTCTTGAAAAAGGGCACGCTGCTGCCCGAATACGGACCGACACCCTTGCGATATGACGTTTACCGCTGTTCGTTCTTAACTAAGCGAGGCGACGAGGAGATAACGAACCCGTTTGTTGTCAACGACCTTGTGCGTTGTCAGACGTTCAACATCAAGGAGGGTACGACGGCGAACGCGAAAAACAAATACTACTGGCGCAGAGTGACGGCGGTCGGCACGGACTACATCGACATTCTCGCCTTGTCGGGTGGCAACTACGGCGACTCGCAGCCAGAGGTGGGCGACGAGCTTGTTCAGATGGGCAATACGACGGACGCGGCACGCCAGTCGGTGCTGTATCTCTCGGCTTACGGCTCTGATTCTCCGTCAATCAAGCTGTACAAGGGCGTGAACGACTATACGCTCGACGGCAAGGAGATATTCGTGGTGTCACGCGATGAGATTTATGCGCTTGCGTCAATGTTCAAACTCAAAGTGAAGGATGGCGACACAACAAAGGAAACGACGCTTGCGGAGCTTGTGCTTAACGTAGACGGACTGACTTCTACGGTAGATGCGAACAAGCAGGAGGTAGATGGGCAGATAGGCAAGATAAACACTACTCTAACGCAGAACGCCGAGAGTATCACTTCGCTTGCACAGAAGCAGACGAATACTGAGAATAAGGTATCGAAGATAGAGCAGACAACGGACAAAATCTCTCTACAGGTTGAAACGACCACGAACCTAAAGAACAGCATCGTAGGCTCTGCGCTGCGTCCGTGGGATGACATCACGAAGATTGCAGCGGCTCACTCGCAAAAGGTAGAGATAACAAGCGGTGGCGGCGTCGGCGGTTCAAACTACGCAACGTTCAGTGCGTCGGGCGCTACAGCGAACACATACACAGGCCTCTACTTCAAGGATGTGCGTGTGTCGGCTGGCAAGACGTACGTATTTAGCGTATGGGCGAAGCTCGTCAGTCTTTTGGATAACGGTGCCTATTACTCTATCAAGCGCTTTGACGGCGGTACGGAAGGTGCTGTTGTCAAGTCGGGCAATATCTATCTGAGTATAGGTGGCTGGAAGCTCTTTACTGCGACGTTTACCGTGCCCGA